GCACCAGCGATTGGGCCTGCGATACCCGCTGCTGTGTCTGTTCTGTATGGTAAATTGTCTGCAGTAATGTCTGCGCCACCGTTAATTGGCATGTTTTATATCCTTATTATAATGAATTAAAGTTTGTTTTTGACATGCGGTTTTCTACCGCTTGTCGGAATCGTGGATCAGAAGCAAATCTAGGATCGCGTCTGTCCTTATAAAACTCAGCCTTAGAAGAATAAGAGCTGAGGGTTGGAGTTGCAGTCGTAGCCCCCACCTTTTGGGTGGATGAAGTCTTAACTGGTTCCTGTGCGGTTGGTTTCTTTGACAAGGATGCCTGATATTTGGCATTAAGACCCAGCAAAGCTACTTCCCAAGAAGGTGCAGACAACGCAGCATTTACAGACTTCTGATCTTCTGCGGAAAGATTCTTACTAGACCAGTCAAATACTCTAGCTAGTTGATCCTTTCCACCGACGATCTCAGCTGCACTGCCATATGCCTGTTGCAGACGGGCCTTCTGTCCCGCTAAATAATCATCAATAACATAGTCTGGTAACTTTGTCTTCGTCTTTAGTGCTTCGCGTGACTCTTGAGAGAGAGTACCGTTGACAGCAAATTCAGTTGAATACTTATTCCATTCATCTTTAGTGAGACTATCTGTCTGCGCCTGTATAGCGGGTTGCTCCGGTGGTCTATCCGGGATACGTAGTTCCTCAGGAATTAAAGGAACTGGGGATTCCTTTGGTTGCTCTTGAGCTACGGGAGTAGATACTGGAACCTGCTTTTTTAGGTCTGAAATTTCCTGTCGAGCCTTTGTATATTCTTTTTGTGCTGATTTAAGAGCATTAAACCAATCACCAACGGATTTAAAATTATCCGGTACGGCAATTTGGTTTTGAATAACATGAGTTTCAAATGCTTGACTCTCACGGTCGACAGTGATTGAAGCCGTTGATTGTTCCACCACGGGTGGAGTCATTGGTTCTAAATTTTCCATATAGTGTTTATCCAATTAAATTATAATTTAGTGTTGTAGTATTAATGTTCTGCGTTTCAGACGCTACATTTTGTAACGTAAAAACAGAACTAGGAGGAGCTGCTGTTAACCCATAGTTAATATATAGTGCAAACCGTACTCTAAAGTCGGTTGCGGAAGCGGGAAATATAATTGGATCACCAGAATTAACTGGAATAAATCCAGCCGCTACAGCTGCCCCAACAGATGTTGGTGCGGTTATTGGACCTAGAAAACTCTTATACATTAAATATATACTTGGCGGTAATATAACAATTGGTGTATATACGGTAGTAATAGCTGGGTTTGATACCCGTAAAAGCCAAGTACCGTATGTAGTTGGTAAATCAACACTATTTTCTATAGGCGTTGGAAACTGTGTAGTTACAGTAGCTAATAGATTGGACTTAGATACCAAGTTTACGGGTATCTTAGAAATCATATAAGGATCTCTACACCCACATCTCATCATAGCTCCACGAACCGCTTCGTAAGCGTAGTATAAATCAGGATAACGACCCAATAAGGTAGATTTATTAACATATGCAACAACCTCATCAGTATCTACGACATAGGTAATACGATTAACTGATGTTATTGCTGGATTAGATCCACCAATAATTCTCATTGAATTCATTGTAATTGTTGCTCCATAAAAGCTGGAACAGCAGCTGAAGCCAGATCTTGTGCTGATGCAGCAATACCGGTTCCAACAGCGTTTGCTGTATTTGCTTGAACTTGATTAGCCTGCGCCGCATTTTGCTCTTGCTCAATCTCATCCTGAGATTTAATCCAATTTCTTGAATCAAAACCAAGAGCAGTAATAAGAGCACCGGCATATGCATTCCATCTAAACGTAGCTAAAGCATCTTGTGGAAGGTTTCGTACCATCTCACCCATCTGCATTAGTTTTTGTAGATCTGAATCTCTACTTAGAGCCTGTAGTCCAGTAATAATATTAACAGTTAGTGTGCCATCTTCATCAAAGAATTGTTCTGTTAATCGCTCATCAATAAGCTTATCTTCTAACATCTGAACAATACAACGTTTTACGATTGGTTCCATTAATGTTCTAGCAATAGAAGAAAAGGCACCACCTAAGACTGTTTCAAGTTCCTGTCCAATCATTCGTACAGCTGTTGCTGTTACACGATCTCCAGATGGAATTGCTTGACCAGTCATTAAAAATGCTTGACCAACTTCTCTACGCATATTATCAACAGCCTGTGCAGCTGCAGCTACTTGTGGTTGAATAGTACTAGCTGGAGAAATAACAGAAATATCTGATGCTTTAGCAGCAACAAAAGAACCATTACGTACACCAGCAATATCATCAACCTCTGTAATTCCCTGAGGATCTACAGCAATCCAGAAAGCACTAGCTGCTGCCATGCCTTCTATCTGTGCTTTTGTATAAGCTTCTAACGTATTTAAATCGCCGAGTATATCCTCACAGTGAGAACGTCCATAATTCTCACCAGCAATTGCATACCAACGTAATACAGCCATAGGTACTACGGTATACACGCCAGATTCTGATACAACACCGTTGGTATCTTCTTTAGAATAAGCCCAAGAACCGTCTTCGTTTTTCTGATACTGACAGTAGTAGGTTTTATAACCCATTCTATGTTCAATACTTGAGTATGAAGAATAATCAATAAACTCTGGATCTTCAATTTGATATTCAAGATGAATTACCTCAATAACTTCACCCATAATATCACGCTGAACGGTATACTGATCTAAGCGATAAATAGTAAAGAAATAATTTGAATCCATTTCAATCAAAACATCACCAGTAACGATGAGGTGTTGAAGCATTTGATAAACAGTTTCTCTAAGATTAGTAGAGGATAGTTTATTATAAACTTGAAATGATAGCGTATCTAAAAATTGTTGAAGTTGTTGTGGTGCTTGACTTCCATCCTTTAATTGAAACTTAAAGAAGGGTGTATCATTAAGGGGCATAAGCGCACTTAAGATACGACTAGCAAGACCGGTAACACCACGACTACCTACAGAAGAGAATGGCTGTGGGAGAGCTAATCCTTCACTCCATCCATCGGGTGGAAGGAGTGTTGGAACTGTTACCGCAGAACAGTATCTTGCTCTATTTAGTTTAGTCTGACGATTTCCATGCATTCGTTGGAATCGTTCAGCTAAGGAATTCATATCGGCCTCTGGGTAGTTATACCCTTATTAAGTGCCTCAAAAAACGTAAGAGCCATAACACCTTGTTCTTTATCTTCCTGATCTTCAAGACTTTCAGCTTCTTCGATAAGGTTTTGTTCTGCTCTATTAGCCGATGCGATTTTTTCTGCCTCAGCAGCTGCAACTCTTTGTCTCTCTGCCTCTTCTCTAGCCACCCGTCTATTTTCATCTTCTTCTGCCATGAGACGACGGCGTTCTTCTTGTTCTTTTTGATATTGTCTTTCTTCTTCTAACAGCTCTTGTTGTTCTGATTTCGTCATACCACCAGAAATTTTAGGTGATCCGCCCATGGTACTCCTTATAGTGGCCGTTCAGTATAAGCTGGTCGTTTGGCACGTCCAATTGCTTCGGCACTTTCTAAAAGTTTTTGTTTTGTTTCAATAAACTCACGTTGTTTGCGTTCGTTTTCTTTAGATAGTTTTAATTTCTCAGCTTTAAGTGAGGCACTGGCTGATTCTACTTGAGATCCAAACACCGATAGATCTGTTAAAGAGGCTGCGTATTCGCCCCACGTTTTACGGTTAGTGTCTTTATATATTTCATCTGCCGTTTTTCTTATACCTAGATTAGATAGTAAACTATATTCAGAACCAAGTTTTCCTATACCCCTTACAGCGTATGTTGGATAAAGTTTTCTAAATTCTTCAATCGTTTGTATATTCGATACTTCTGCTAGTTTTCTTTGTTGTTCAAGTCGCGATCTAGTATCAATAAGTTTACCACCTGTGAGTTGATCTTCAGCAAATTGACGCTTCAGTGTATTTAGATACTGCTTTTCTTCCTTCGTGTATTTTTTGTTAATATCTTCACGAAGAGATTCCTCAACTTCTTTAGCTTTATTCATCTTTTCTTGATACCGATCCATAACATCTCTATAAAAGCTCATAAGAGGGGTGGTATCTGGAGCAACAAAAGATGATTTTCTTAGCTTATCTGTTTCTGAATACAAGGTAGCAAGGTCGGTCTTGCCACCCTGTAAGAATGTTCCCATAGCTTGATTATACACCGCAAAAGGATCATACATTTTTACTGTCCTCCTGTTGCTTTCGTACAATAGCTTCTAACTTTGATAACATATCTAGTTTTCCTGCTTGATAGGCTAAGGTTCTAGCTAAGTATTCACTTGTTTGGTTTGGATCGTAATGGTTTATCGAAGAGATCAATTCCCTCAATAGTGGAATCCACGCTGGGTCTAGATACGGATACTTTGATTTCATTTAAGTCCTTTTCTAGAACGATAATCATATCATATAGTTGTCTTGCTAATCTAGAAAACTCAGCACTAGACATTGGAAGATTACGTTCTAATTTTGTTTTTAGTGTCTCTTCAATCATAGAAGTGTGCAACCCCCTGCAGTACAAGCTGGTTCGTGTGAAGCCTTTGTTCCATCTTCCTTCTCATACTGCTTGAGAAGAGAGAAGTCAACAATAACCTTAGGAAAAATATCATATTCTTCTTCAGTAATTGCTTCGAATGGGGCTTGCTCATAAGTGTGTTCTGCCTTAGGAAGAAATGACACACCAGAGATATAATCAAATTGATCGTATACTGAAGATCCGAGTTGTAAAAACTCGTTATCAGTATAGTTAATAGTTACTGATGGCTTATGTTCGCAGTAGTAATCTGCGTAGATACGCCAAAGAATAAGATGTGTTTGTGCATCAAGATCTTGTGTTGTTTTGCTGCCGTGTGAAGACTTCATGGCAAACGAAAACACAGCTGTTGAGTCTGGATTGTTTACACAATCTTCAACAGGAACACCCTGATCTTTCATAAGATAATACATTGGGTCTTTCTTATCAAGACGTACACGACGAATATAATATGGAGCATAGGGTGGATGAATACCAGAAGAACAACCAGCAAGACATGATGTTGTTCCCTCTGGTTTAACACACGTAATAGCTTTACTTGGTTCTGTATCTAATTTGTTAGCCCACTCAATATTAATTGTTTGGCTTGATTCTCTAATGTCTTGTAGAAACCCAATTAGTTCCATTGGACTTGTCTGTCCAGCTGTAAAAAGATTATCAAAAACACCAGTCATACTAACACCAAGTAACCGTTCTTCTTCACAGTTTTTCTGCCACTCTTTTCTGAGATATGGAAAATATGTGAACTTAGATTGTACTGTACCTATAATAGTAGCCTGTTCAATCTTAAGTTTAATGGTGTTCTTAGTATCATTAGGCCTAATAACAATTGTTGATAGGTTACAAAACTCGTTCGGTCGTAGAATAATTTCTGAACATGGGTTAGTACCTAGATAGATACCCTCAGGTACAGCACGACCAACTCTAGAGCACACCTTTTGAAGTGCTTCGCGATTTAGAATACCACGTTCACCACTGAATGAATTATAAAGTGATGACCACTCTTGTAGGAATTTTCCAAGACTTGGCTTTTGATCATACACTGCTGAGTTATTAGCAAGAGCACGGTATGAATGATTCTGCCACCAGTTTCCACTCTTACAATCAGCCATCTCACGATCCTCTAGATCGCTTAGTGAGATCATAGCAGAGCGACGAACACCACCAACAATAACAGACTGTGCAATTACACAGCAAATATCGTGGCATTCTAAGCTAGATAAACGTCTACCCTTAGCCTTATAAAATGTATTTACGATAAACTTAAATACTGCTTCTAGTGGTCCCGGCCCTGAAGCCCTACCACCAAATGTCTTAAGTCTCGCACCAGCCGGACGAACTAATTCTGTATTCCATGTTGGATGTACACCAGAATAAAGATAGACAAGAAGATCCTTTAGTGCGTTACACCAACCTTCTCTTGAGTCTTCGACTTGAATTACAGAATCAACCTTACGTTCAATGCTTGTTGGAACAATAGGAAGTTTTCCAACACATCGTCGTTCGACACTATAGCCAACACCTGTTCCGCACATAAGAATATACTGTAGTTCAGAAAACGATTCATAAGAATCTATCTCTAAATATGCACAATTATAAAGTGCTGTATGGTCTCTATCCAGTGCTGGACCAGCTGTCATTAAAGCTCGCATAGATGGAAAGATTTCCCGATCTAATACTGCTTGTTTAATATCCGGTCTTGTTGCTAGTTGTGGTTCTTTCGTTGTGAAGTAAGTCCACCAACGATCAACAGTTTCTTCCCATGTTTCTCGTCGTTGTTCAGATTCAATCCATCTAGCGTATCTACTAAGGGCAATAAAATTCTCAAATGTGTTCATGTTTACTTTAGGTTAGTTGAGCCAAAGCCACCAACATTTCTGGTGGTGTTACTGAGTTCCTCAACAGTTACAAAGGATGGTGCAAAAAAGGGTGTAAATAAAAGTTGTGCAATACGGTCTCCATCCTCAACGACGTATTGGATATTTCCTTCATTACGAAGAAGTACTTTAATTTCCCCACGATAATCTGGATCAACGAGACCCGGTGCATTTGCTACAGTAATACCATGCTTATATGAAAGCCCTGAGCGTGGTAAAATAAGAGCACAGATGTTTTCTGGAAGTTCTAGATAAAGTCCAGTCGAAATCATAACTGTTTCATTTGGTTGAATCGTTACAGTTTTCGTTAGGTCAGCTTTTAAATCAAAGCCAGCTGATTCTGGTGTACCCCTCTTCGGGTATCCGTGTTTCCCAGATTTTAAGAAAATATCTGTGTTCTTAGTATATGTAGCACTACTTGAAGTAAAGATATTTAGATTGTCAAATGTAGTTGTTTGTGCGTTATAGTCTGCCATATCTTGTTCCTAGCTCTAAATCAGGGACTACTCGTATGGGTTCCATGGGGTCTTATCCCCAGCCCTTAGAATGCGAACACAGCGTCCCATGGCTATGGCATCATCAAGGGTATATGGATCTCCGTTTCGGTCTCTACGACGTTCGTAGAGGCTCAGAACTAGAGCAGTGTGGTTCTTTGTACTTGTTTCGTTTAGTAGCTTTTCGGCTTTCTTCTGTCCAAGTTTCCAAATACCGGGAATATTATCGGTACTATCTCCTGTAATCCACTGACGGTGAAACCATAAGTCAGCATCGGCTACGGATGTATATTCAATTCCTAGATCTTCAGTCGTTTTATCAAGCTGTGGTTGCCAAGAATATCCGGGAACTTGTTTAAGATCCTTATCTATTGTTACGCATATAGCCTTAAAATCAGACTTATAGATACCCATAAGATCATCAGCTTCAAGTCTATCTTCAGCTACTACGGTATAGTTATCCCGTAAAAACTGTATAGCATCGCTCAAACAATCTGGACGTGGCCTACCTTCACGATGCTCTTTATAAGTAGGTAAGTAGTCTTTTCTTATATTATCCTTACGAGAACAAGATAAGGCAACAATAACAGATTCAATTCCCGGTGGGGTCCACCGTTTAATATCATCTTGTAGTCTATTCTCTAACCACTCATGTCCCTCTTGGTCAGCCCAGAAGGAAGCACGATAGGCTATGATATCACCATCTAGTATAGCTGTGTTAATACCAAGCATTTAGAAAACAACCCTTCTCGGATGCAATTTTGAACCATTTATTAAGTTGCTTTAATTCGCCTATAGAAATAGTGAATGGCCTATCTTCAATACTTACGATGTGTCGTGACATATACTCATTTAATTTTTGAGATATTTCATTAACAGCTTTATTATTAAGATTAGTATATAAAGTATAATTAGAAATACTAGAAATTATATTGTCATAGAACTTACCACGCAACCAATTTAAATCACTAGATGAACCACGAATAAGTAATTCCGTACCACTAAACCACTCTTGTGGTGCTTCCTTAAATTCACCATCTTGCCACGCAATCATAGCAATTGTATCTAATTGCATTAATCGTCATCCCCAAAAAGATCTTCAAAGAATTCATCTATACTTAGTGGTTCATCACGCTTGGTCTTTTCACAACCTTTACAATCACATTCTAGATAAGCTGTTGGATCTAACCCAAGCCACAATGGAAGTCGTGTTAGTAACTTAGCATGAAGATCCTTTATAGATCCATCATTCTTTATCATCCAATCAAACATCTGAACATAATCTTTTTCACCACTATCTGTTTTATTCGCCAACTCTTCTGATTCATGGTTTCTCCACTCACCAGTTTGCTCAAAAAGATCCCGCTGTCCACGACTAAGAAACACACAGATAGCTCCACTTGTTCTACCAAAGTTTAATTCATTTAGGTATCTACAATCATCAACAATAATTACTGTTTCTCGCCACAGCTTAGACTCATCTTGAGAATCTTTATCATCCTTAAGAATAGCTTCCTTCCAAGTTTTCTTAAAAATGTTTAACCAATAATCTGGATCATCTTTTCTATTCTTCTCTCCAATAGCTTGGCAAAATTGACGATACTTATGTGGATCAGTATCCTTTGATAAACCAAGAGCAGTTGCCTCATCTTTAATTGCCTTGGCAAATGGTAAAATAATTGGCTTGAAATCTTTTTTCTTAGCGTATGAAGCAATGAATTCAGCAGCGGTTGTTTTTCCAACTCGCGCTTGACCTGACAGTAAGATGGTTATCATAGTATTTCCTGTAAAGGTGAGCTGGTAAAAAACAATCTGGTAGTTTAAAAAACCGACAGACGTGTGTGGTACAGTTGCGTGGTCGAGTAAGACCAATAAACCTACCAATAAAAATGTGGAAAATTAAATCCCACGCATTTGTGTCAGTATAAAATGACGCATCCATAATTGTATCATAGAGTGTCATATCCTTAGATAGCGGCATCTCTACTCGATCTAATAGTATTCCACCAATTTTTTGAATACCCTGAAGATCATAAGTTTTACAGGTACTACATATGCTACCATCTTTTTCTTTCTGTCCGCTACAAAGTACTAAATGGAATTCTCTTTTATCTGTTTCTAAAATTAATCCAGTATGTGTTACACCACGATAACCTATAAGTTTAGCAATATATCCTAAATACTTACCCTGTAACCGCTGAAAATCATAAAAACCAATGTAGACTTTAGTGAGTTTGTGACCAGTTTGTTCCAATTTTATACTCCGCATTGATAGGCATTTGAATAGATAGACGCTTTCCTGCTTCTATTGCCGCGTCTGTGATAATCTTTCCGGCTTCTTCAGCGAGTTTAGCAGGGCAGGAAAACTGTAACTCGTCATGCACATAAGCAAGTTGCTTTACTATATTAGTACCAAACCGATCTCGTAATCTATTGTTTGCGATGATCATCCAATACTTAGAAACAACAGCACCACTACCTTGAAGCATTGTATTAAGTGCAGCATGTGCGCTACGTACTGGAGCAAACCTACCATCTACTAACTGTACGGCATTACGTTTAGCAACTTGAAAGTCTACAGACTGCTTAACTTTAGCAAGTGCTGGTAATTCTGTAAGAAATTTAGCCTTTAGTGAGGCACCTTGCTTAGAAGAACCACCAACAATTTTACCAACCTTAGCATCTCCAGCTCCATATAAGAAACCATAGATAAAAGTCTTTGCATTATTACGAGTAGGTAAGCCAGCTTTTTGTTGGTTGTGTGTATGAATATCACCATTAAGGATTACATCAGCATATGCACCACGATCATACGGTGCCATATAGTGGGCCAACATACGTAACTCTAACCCACTCAGATCAGATCCAAGTAATACCTCACCATCGTGTGGTATCCATAATTCCCTAGCACGGTGGTCTCCAGATACTTGAGCAACATTTGGTTGTGAATGTGTACACCTACCAGTAGCTGCACCCTGTACATTTACAAAACCATGAATGCGATTATCTCTACTATAGGATGATCGTGTTACCCAGTCATCTACCTGACCCATTAATTTTTGCACATCAAAATACTCTACTAGTTTCTTTGCTTCTGGATAGTCAAGTTGCCCAAGAATGGTGGCATCAACGTTTGGATTACCGTTGTCAGTCTTAGGAGCAATCCAATTATACTTATCAAACAATCTTTCTGCAATCTGCTTTCTAGATCCAGGATTAAATGGTTCGATTAAATCCTTTAATCTTTTACCAGTCTTCTCAGAAACACGATGAGTAATCTTATCTGGAAAAATAGTACGCATCTCATCTTCAACAGTAGCCTTGAACATAAGCAAGTCATGCTGTAACTTTTCTGCTGCCTTTAGATTGAAACCAAAACCGTTTGACTGCTGTTGTGCAATTACAGCATTGGCTAAGAATTCCAATTGTACAATCTTTTCGTACTTGTGATCTGCAATCCACTTCTGCTGGTACTTATAGATATCATGCGCTACATGAACGTCCTGAATACAATATGTAATCATGTCTTCAGTCAACTCTTCCCATGTACCTTGATAGTTAATCTTTTGATTACCCAGAAATTTACCCCAATTCTCAAGAGAATTACCACCAAGTGGATGATTGGTTAAGTCTGGGTGAATTAACTTACTAACAATAAGTGAGTCATAGATCTTTGCAGATCCCCCGAATCCAAGCATACGCTTAAGACATTCGAGATCAAACCCATATAGATTATGACCAATGAGCATAGTTGACTTGTTAAGATAATTGTTGAGTTCCTTAAACTCAGTCCAAACCTTAACTTCATTTGTATCAATATCCTTAGTAACAACTACGTGTACCTTAGTACACTCACGGACTGGGTTGCCTTTACTATCTAGAGTCAACTCCATAAGTGCATTGGATTCGATGTCGATCACCAGACGCATTGAATCTACCATCTCTTTCCGCTAACATTTCGTCAGCTAGGTTACAAATCTCTTTCATTGTTTTAGGCTTTGCTTCGTCTCTCGTAGTGCCGGGATGTAGAGACATACCAAGAATAGAGGAGGCATACATATCCCACGCCATTATGCGGCAGATATCAAACTGATCCATTGGTAATAGGTTGAAATACAACCTCTCCATCTTCATTAGTAGCCCAATCAATCTCCTTAAGACGACCGCTAGTTCTGTCATAAAACAGAGCACTAGAGATTCCAGACCTACCAGTTAAACGGTTCTTAAGAACACGAATGATTGTGGTATTTGCTAGAGTTTGATCTTGATTCTGTCGATCACGCTCAAGAGCGATGACTGTATTAGGTACAGACGCAAGAGCACCAGAACCACGAAGATCCTGCAACGTAATTCTATCGCCTTCTTCATAAGCTTTATCCGTTTTCTTAAGTTGAGAAACAATGTCAACGTGAACACCAGTTCGAACAGCTAATGATCGTAGCTCTTTCATAAGTGTATCAATAATAATACGCTCAGAACCACCACCCTCAATGTCCTTATCTGCTGCACCCATTAAACCAGCAGCAGCTGCAGTAATATGATCTAGCACAATTACATCTACCTTGAGCGAGACAGCCATATACTCCATACGAGCAAGTAGATTTGACATTGCGTTGTTACCGAGATGATCATAGATATACAGATTAGTTGCTGATAGTTTTTTCTTAGCTTCTAGATACTCATCAGAAGAAAAATCATTACTAAGCAACTCCATATCAATGGGTTGTTTACCCATTCTAATACGTAAATCATTCATCATCTTAGCAGCATTGATAGCCCGTACTGGTTTATTCATCATCAGAGAAATCATATCATCCATCGTCTCTTGTGGAGATTCCTCTAACATGATTGCTCCAACTGATCGACCTTCTTCAAGATGATGATAGATTAACTCGCGAAGAATAGTAGACTTACCAGATCCAGTACCAGAAGCCCACAAAGTAATCTCACCTGATCGCTGCCCAATAAGAAACTCAGATAGCTTATCAAACGGAAACGGATATACCCGACACTTCAATGTATCAGTAGACTCAATAACCTTTGAGATGTGTAGAATTTCGTCGGGGCTGTAGATTTGTGCTTCCCAGATAGCTGATACAACAGCCTTACCTTGGTTAGCAATGATACACTCATTGGCATCTTTAAGTGGAAGCTTTGCAATCTTACACTTACCGGGTGATAGAATCTCACTAATTGCCTTAGCTGCATCTTGTCCCGCATCATCCATATCAAAACACAAAACGACTTCTTGATATGAAGATACGAATTCTAGGTTATCTTTGATAGACTTTAAAGCTGACTGTGCTCCGTTTGGTACAGACACTACCGGCCAAGTGCCACCAAGAAGTTGACACACAGTCATACAATCAATCTCACCCTCAGTAATTACAAGCCGTTTGCCAGCAGTCTTCCAAAGATGCTGACCAAACAACTGTACATTCTTTGGTGAACCCTTCCAAGCGAATTGCTTATTTGGTCCACGAATATGCTGTGCAACTAGAGATCCATCACCAGAAAAATAATTAGCAATTTCAATGTCATTATTATTTACGTGTGCAATTTGATAACCATATTGCCTACATGTCTTCTCTTCAATACGTCTATGAGATAGATCCGTAAACTGTCCTGTAATTTTATTAAAATTAGCGAATGGTTCTGCTGTCACTTTATTTCCTTTGTGGTAACCACAACAATAACAATGTACATGACCGTCACTGTAGACGGCGAGATTATCTCCACTATTATCGCCACCAGTAGCAGCGCAGCGTGGACAACGATCTCTTGAAACTACGGTTGACTCATTCAAGGTTTCCATTAAGTTCTTTCTGATAGCAGACAACCTCGCCTGTAGCAATCTCATGTAGGAAATCTAACAGACCGTCTATTTTAGCTTTCTCATCCGCTAACAATCCATAGGGATAGGACTCTTCTAACAATTGAATCTGTTCTTTTAACAATCTTACATCTAAGTTGGCGCGTTTCATAGCTTCACTAAGATTCCCTCTTGATTTGTATACCAAACTTCTTTAAATATTTCTGTTACCCACCCAAGACAATACCTACAAGGTTTTGCCATACCCGCTTGACCAGTGGGGGAGATACGAAGATTAACTAACACAGCGTCTTTAACTAAGACTTTATCCAGCTCCATGAAAGCAGCAAGCTCTGAGTGTATTGTTGGATACTTATAACCAAGTTTCTTCGCTTGTGGGTGTGTCTTCTTCCTGTTCTCCTCCCCAATAGCTACAATCTTATTACGGTGTAATATAACCGAATAATGTGTACGTGTATCTGGTGGAAATAACTTGGCTAGTTTAACGAGATGACTCAGGTTCAAAGCCATAGTTAGTTAGTGCTCTCCATGATATAGGAAAATACTTGAAGCATAGGTTTCCAATTTTAGCAGCGTATTCTTGAACCTCTAATTGAGAGTGTGGATCAGCACGAAGATTATACATACGAGACCACGCATATAGAGATCCTGTCCAGATCCAATCTGTCATCATTGCTTGAGGCAGAATTGCTCTCGCTTGTTCAGGACAAACGTTATCATCCAACATCTCTTGATAGATAGTTGCTGCATGATTACACAAGTTCTCAAGCTTTGTCTTATAAAGCTGAGAATGAAGATTGGTTGTCGATGCTGACCCTTGCTTAACATTGTCAGCCTTGTCTCTAAAGTTATCTGGAACAAAGAAGGTGGGAGCATCGGATACATACCGACGAGAAACTTCGTTCCATGAGAAACCAACTTGATGTTTTGCAAGCTGTCGTGCAATAAAGATTGGAGCCGAAACTCTAACCTTTAGTACACAATGTGAGAATGGACTCCAGTGATTGTGCTTTGCAAGGTAGCCAATCAGTCTCTCGTTTTGGCTTACAGTAAACAGATCAGCTGACTTGTTCATACTGACTCTAGCCGCATCACAGACGGCTTCATCACAACCCATGTGATCTACATATTGAATCATTGGTTTCCTCAAGCCCCCTTCACGATTGAAGGGGGGTCTATGTTTTGTTTATCGACGACGCTTCGAAACAATACCAGCAATACCCAAGAGTGCAATGGTACCCGGAGTAGGAGCAGTCATTACAAACGAACCACCAGCTGTATTTCCAATAAAGGTTGGAAGCTTTCTCCAATCACCCCAATTGTGCTGACTGTTATCGTCGGTAAACCAAAAGTCATTAACTGCTTGACCTTGTGACCAGACAAACTGATCGCCAACTGGGTCTTTAATAGACGCGCCGATGTTCATATAGTAACTACCAGCTGAAAGTTGGTAGCTAAAGGGAAGAGAAAACTCATAGACAGGTTGACCAAAGAAGCTATAGTCACCAGTCTTGAAGATGTCAAGATCATTAAGCGAAATTGTAGTGCTTACTACCTGATTACTAAAGTCAGCAGACCACACAACAATCTGGAATGCGTTTACATTTGAAATACCCTGATCGTTAAAACCATTCATCGAACCCCACCACTTAAGTGATGATGTCGTATACGAGTCCTCTAAATTAAAACCTTGAGCACCACTTTGGGCATAGGTATATGCACCATTGGAGCTAAAAGCATCTGAATAGAAGCCAGTTGTATCAACAACTGCGTTATTAACAACAACAAACTCTGCACTTGCGCTTGTAGCAAAAAGCAAACCGATCATGCAACTCTTAATCATGCTGTCTCCTTAAAAGATTTCCTAATTATTTGTGGAAAAATTCCACTTGTAAACATCACCACGATATCATCGCTCATCGCTTGTCCTCCTTGAAGCAGTCCCAGCCTTTGTCTTTGGCGTATTTATGTTGAAGTTCGGTCATGGTCGGGCAGTTGAGTTCTTGGTCGGATCAGGTGGCATCGGAAGCCACCATTGGGGGGTTCTTACATCTAGGCAGTTGGCTCGCCAAGAACAATCATGGTCGCCGTACCAACCCCCGCTGTCCAATCCCTTGTAGATCCCACAGACGATTAGCCACCTCGCTGCCACCCATGCGTTCCACTCGCCGTCCCACACGAGGATCGGGGTTCCGTCCCTTGGGGCGGTGCAGATCGGCTTCGGAGTGAGAGTAAGGGGCTTGTCCTTCGCATCGTCACGCTCTGCGGAGTTGCGTTCTTCGATCAGATTTTCGATCTCTCTTGCTGCATTGCGGAGCATACGCAGTTGCTCCTCCTCAAACGAGTCAATGTTGTAATTCGCAAAATCACGAAGAAATTGTGTGTGTTCGTTGCTCATGGTCGTATTATACCAGTATGAGTTCAATTGTCAAGGTTTATTTTTTTCACGCATCCAAGCAAGATAGGCATCGGGCGCAATCGCCGCAATGATGTCTGTGTCTTTCACTTGCCGTCCTCCTCGTCTTTAAAATCATCGGGGTAGATCGCTGCAAGGGCTTTTGCCCAATCCTCGCACATTTTGCATATAGCAATGTGGGGACGGTGCACGAAATCGCACGGGTGCTTCGGGTGCGTAGCATTGGGAGCCATGCCTTCAAGCGTGATGTCTACGACAGCCTTCAGAAGCCGCTTCGCCTCATCGCGTTGTTGAAGCGTTGCATTATACAAGTTTCGATATGTGGTATTATCAGCTTCAACACCTTTACACCAGACTCGAAGAATATCAATCTCGTTCGCGGCAGATCTAATCTCGATGATAGCGTGGTCAATCGTTATGCGATCTTTCACAAGACAAAGTTTTTCCGTGAGTGCTTTCAGTTGATTGATCGTTTCTTCTGTAGTATATGTATCATCGGGTGTGGATAACTCCCGGGCCTTAAGAGTATTATTAGTATGTTCATTAGGATGCATTGTTTTTAAGTTCCTTAAGTAGTTTAGTACACTCTAGCTTACGTTTGTTATGGTATGCAATGTTATTCTGAGTCAACTCAATTTGTTTTCTGATCTCTTCCTTCTTAATAACACCCGATAAAGGCTTCATTAATACATCAGTTTTACAGTCCACATAATACACAGCATCTTGATAATAACTTTTTGCTATACATCTTACAGTATCCTCATTTATTCTTTTAGCGTTTTCAATTTCATAATATAGTGTATTAAACTCGCTCTTAAGAATCCAAGCTACATAACCCGCAACACTGAGACCACAAACTCCACACACAATAGTAATAGTATCCATATGATACTCCTTTCAACATCCCTGAGTGGACTCGAACCACTGACAAATAGCTTAGAAGGCTATTGCTCTATCCAACTGAGCTACAAGGATATAGTGATTTCGACGGGACTTGAACCCATAACTAACGGATTAAAAGTCCGCTACTCTACCAATTGAGTTACGAAATCATAATGCCATAGATGGGATTCGAACCCACACTACACAGATTTTAAGTCTATTGACTCTGCCGTTGGTCTACTATGGCGTAAGTAGTAGGGGTGGGAGTCGAACCCACATGAGCGCGATTATAAGTCACGACCTTTTACCAAGCTATCAGGCACCCTACCATAAGTGTGCGTTAAAGAGACGCACCCCTCTATAGTTTTAGAGGCAACAACGCGGATTATTAGTCAGCGTACTTACCACCTGTTCAAGATCACTGAGATAAACCTTAACTTCAGCAACTGAGTCATCCTCCGCTACAACCATAACAGAAACCAAACCAGAGATTTCACTATCGGTTGTTAGTGTGACACCACTTGCTGGATTTCCACTTGAAGAACGAGCAATAGCCATAATATTCCAACCACCGTCATTATCTTTTTCAATCATATTCAATCTCCACTATAAAGTATCCAGAACTCTTAGACCATTCCTTTGTAGCTTGAACATAGACAATTTGTCTATCATCCACCCACAAATGTCCATTCATTAAATCAAAAATTGACTTTAAATAGTTATCAATATCAGGTCTAGGGTAGTCAAGTTTAGTTGACTTAGGTTTTTCTACACAGAGTTTTACATATACCTTTAAGTCTTTGTCAGTAGGACTTAGACCGTCTAGTACAGCGGTAATAATCGGTCTAGCCTGTTCTCTAAACTCTTTATATGTACCTGTGTAATAACTACCCCACTTACTAACCCGTGGCCTAGATGCAGCAACGGGTGAGATTGGGAACTTCCACTTCATTAGAATGGAATCTCATCGTCTGTAATACCGCTGGAAATTACTTGCTCAATAGGCTTGTTAATAACTGGTGCTTCAACACGTGTTCCAACAAATCCTCCATCCACCGGAGCAAAACCGTTTGTCTTCTTCTCTGATGTAGAATTCTTATGCACAATTTGTACACCATTAAGATAGAAAGACATAGTTTTACTTGCACCCTTAGTGACTACTACTGGTGCCAACTTAAGGCGTACAACATCATCACCAAACGGAACCACATCAGTGAAGTTTCCAGTAGCATCTTGACATGGATATGCACCCTTATCAACATGAGACTTACTCTTAAACTTTACTGTAGTAACTCCATCCTTTTCGTATAGACCGTTAATCTTCTTAACGCCGTTATCCTTAGCAATACTCATAAGAAGTTGTTCAAAATCCGGCGTAAGAACTACAGTAATATTATGATTAGCGGAGGCATCTCCGAACATAGTATCCGGCTTGAGCAAATTACTCCACTTAACTTGAAGATTTGATGTAATAATATTCTTGATGCGATCAGCCATTAGTTACAGTCTCCTTAGACAAGCTATCAATGTTCTCAATTACCTTACCCACTTGTTCACTAAGTTGATTGGCAAAGTCACGGATTCGATTGATGTCCGTTTGCATTGCCATCATGTATACTCGAAGATCTGATGCTGCGATTACTTGATTCTGAGTCTGTTCTTCCATTGTTTAATAACTCCGATAGACGATTGATCGCCTGTTCCATAGCTGTCTCCCATTGATCGGTAGGAGACTTGATTGAAAAACCCGCTGCCGATTCTAGCGGAAACATAAAGAGATGCAAAAGCTCGTGTATAAGTGTTTCTTCTACATTATAAGTTGCCTCTGCATTTTTAGGGTGAAGGACTTGAATAAGACAGGTCATGTGATTCGGATCGAAAGTATTAAGTCCATAGACTTTTGTATTTTCTGAATCATCTAATTCACTAGATTTTGCCCATACAACTTTAATAGCCCAATGCTTCAGCCCAAGCTTATCTTGCCAGTATTTGGCTCTCTTCCTGAGCTGAGTTAGATTCATAAATCCATCAACTCCAAGTAAGGATGACCGTTAATAACAACAGCACAAGATACAATTGGTTTCTTGAGATATGCTGAACCATACTGCATTGCGGGATGGAAACGATCTACACCAGATCCAACATTCATACCAAAGACTCTAGATGTTGGTCCAACAACCCAATTAATACCAGCAACACTGTGATAGTGTCCCATCACAACAGATTGCAGTCGCATTTTTGCGGCATGAATTGCAGGATACATACTACCGGCACCGACACCGTGATAATAGTAGACACTATCTAGCTCACACGACTGAACCCAAGACCAATTCTTTGTTCGATATATAGTAGAGTATTCTTGCAAGTAATGACCAGGAATACCAGCATCAGCGGCAAGTCGTGCAACACGTTCATCGTGATTACCTACAGTAATAATAGCCTTAGGAAATGCAGTGATCCACTTCTGTAGTGATTCAGTTGCCTGCTTAAATTCATCCATAGCTGCAGGATGTTCTGGATTCTTCTTATGAAATGAGATAGATGCATGATCTACAACATCTCCAATAAATACCGTAGTATCTGTCCTATACTTTCGCTTAACATCGCGAACAAAATCAAGATACTGTGGATGCACAGCAGGGCAATGAAGATCTCCGATAACTAATACTCTACTCATTTACGATTCCTATTTTTATATTCTTCTCTCCATTGTTCCGAAAGAGATGGCAATGGTTGTCCATTTTGTTGTTGGATTGGTGCGTTTACATCAATACCAGTACCATCAAAGTGAGCCTGTTGATGTACATTCCATGAGTCATACAAGTCTCCCCAACGATAATGCTTACCGTTAAGTTCAACTTTTTTCTTCGATGAAGATGTCGATTTTGACATGTGTTACCTTCTTTGGCTTCTTTATGCCAATATATTTTGCTAAGTATTTAAGAAACTGTGTATGAATAAAGTCAGTTGTGCAAAGATACTGAAGAGTTATCTCAGCTCTCTCTTTATTTACCATGGCCTTATATACTTCTTTAACAGCCTCTTCAATTGTTCCTTCACTATCAATAATACGGACACTCAATGAAAGAAGTACTCGCTTTCAAAGACTTGATTAATATCTAATGTACCAGTCTTGGGTACATCAGGAAGTTTTACTCCAAGGTATTCTTCAAATTGATTTTTTAGATCTTCTAGTAAGTTACTACTATGAAGTTTTACAAACTCTTCTTGCGTGATTGTTCTCATTACACTTACCATTGGAGCATGACAGCCATATGAATCATGTATAAAGGAGAAATCTTCAATACCACAATTAGCCATGTTGGTAATTGTCTTAATCATATGAGCAGCATCAAAAGAATGGATTACATTTGGAGAGATACCATTCTTTGCTCGGCGTGGTTGAACAGAATACTTATCAAACTCAGCAAACAAAACTTGCCTACGTTTTACTAACGTATAGATATCAACTGATCGTGTAACTAATGGATAGTACCGATGCCGAACAAGAAAACCTGTTTGTGTAGTCCATGCAAGATGCTTACCAAGGTCTGCTGCAATCTCTGTAACCTTCTTAAGCCATATCTTACCTGCATTTGGAATCTTTAGAAGATTACCCATAGCTTTAATGATATGGTCGGCTAGATAGTTTGCTGCTTTATATCGTTGTTTAATATCAATGAACACTAAGTTGCCATCATTAACTAATCCATCAACAATACCACGCTTAGTAACACCATACGGATCTGTCATAACAGCTCTCTTAACAACGCTACGATTAACTTTTCCATTCCAGTAGGCCATCATAATTGTAGCCCAATCATCAATACCAACACACTTATTCATACTAATTGTAACCTCTTCAGCCACAACAGAATAGGCATCACCGGGTTTATTAGAAGGAATAAGATTGACCATAGCACCAATGACTGGATCTCTTGCAATTGCTGCCCAATGTTGGATACCATTACAAGATCCATCCATACCAATGGGTAGTTGAGTCATTCCATCAGTACGACACAACTCAAATACAGCGGCCAATCGTTGGAATGATTGGTTTTTCTTTGGCTTATTATCTGACCAGAACTTTATGGATGTATATGGACACTTATTAATAGCAGTCAGCATTCCCATATTAGCATCAACCCAAGCAATACGCTGATCAAAAGATAACTTATCTTGATCAAATAGATTTGCAACATGAATCTTTAACCAATACCTACCACTTGTGGTTTGCTTCATTGGATTCGCAAACATTAGTAGTGATTTATCGTGATCACCAGACTGTGGTGACAATAAATCGGATAGAGCATAAGCCCTACCTCTAAAGTCAAACGTCCACCCATGATAGAAGTAACCGTGACCAATCATATCGTTAGCAATCTTTAACCTAAGATGCATTCTAACTGTATCGTTAAGACGACGAAACCAATCTTTCCATAAAGAAATTCGTATAGAATTGTCTGAATTATCATCTGAGAATAGTTTTGGATCGGGTTCAAACGGTGGTAGATTACCAACACGTGTATTATTTTCGAATAAATCTTTCATCACAGAAAATACACGTTGATTTACACACCACTCCGTAGACATTAGTTTATTAAGAGCAGTAACACACTCTTCAGATGGTTCAGATCCACTATACTTAGTTTTAAATGTTTCGTCTTGAAAGTAAAGATAAGAGGATGATACAATACCCTTACGAAGATGTGGTGAATGAGTACCACCACACTCAGTTGTTGTATGACGTACCGGAGGAACAATCATGGGTGCATAGATAATCTTTGCCATAGCCATGAGTTCATCGTGTACAGCATTTAAATTCTTTGTGATCGTATCAGTTGGCATTAACCAGGTTGTTCTATTACCCTTATCATCATAACTATAGCGTTCTTCACACAACCCAATACGAATTAAGACATCAATAAGATGAATACATAAAGTTTCACCATCTTTTTTAGGTATTCGACAGTCAGTATTAGAGGAGTGAGTCTTTATAAACTCTTGCATCTGTCTACGTGACCAACTCTTTCCAAGAGAACGTGATGCAATAACCCAAGCACCAGAATTACTTTGCTTAGTATGATGAAATGTACTTGCTAGTTCTAGATTAACTCGCATGTGTTTAATAACTGATTGAATCTTTGGTAAAGATCCATCAACAAATACGAAATCTAAATAGGTAGAAACAATAAGAGCAGCAACAGTTCGTGATCCTAATTTATAGATTGGAGTAATCCATGAAAGATTTCTCTTCTTAAGTTCGGATAGGTATTGTTCAATGGCTTCTTCTGTCAAGCCAACAAGAGCATGACATAGATCTGTTTCAGGTATTCCAAGAGAACGATTACGTTCCTCACAATAATCCATAATAGATTTATCAGCCATTGACTCTTCAATAATCGCATTAAGATTAAGTTTATTATTCTTATTCTTTTCTGCTATCCATTGTTTACCATAACAGAGATTATTCATTTTATATTCTTTCTGTTTGGTTTAATTATATGGATTCCAAACGCTGGATTCCTAGCCCGGAATCAGGGACTGCTCGTATACAAGTTATCCACACTCCACCTCATCGTCATCAGAGTTATCATCACTCTCATCACCGTCTTGAGGCAAAGTTTCTTCAAAGCATCCTGAATCCATGAGCGAATCGGTGTCAATCCAATAGTCTGTGCAGTGATACTCATCAATAAAAGAATCCCAATCACCACAATCCCAATCATTACGATCTTCATCAAGCATTTGTTTCTCCATCAAAACAATCCCAACCATACTCTTCGGCAATATCTTCAGGAGAAGACAACACCTTATCTTCACCTACAAGTTCTGAAAGATAGTAACAAGCCATTCGACGTGCATCATCTCGTTCTTGAATAAGCAACCTGATAATAGATTCATTATCCATTTTTATCCTTTTTAAGATACCGAATATACAACTCCGCATCTTCTAGAGTATTAAACCCATCTACAACTTCTGTTCCGCAGTAAACATTCCACCAATTATTTTCGTAGATAATAGTATGCATAGTTACTTACGCTTTCCTATAGATGAAATTTCAATCGCATCAGTTTCTGTGTGAATTTCTTCCAACCATGTTGGATCAAACTCCCACAACTCTTCAGGATTATCTTTAAGTTGTTGAATAATATCATCAACATCTTTCTGAGACATACCGGTTACTGGAATACGCCACTTATCACAACTCTTAATGTTTCGAATCGTTTCAATATAAATAAACTCAAACATTAGTCATCCAACCATGATTACTATAAACATGTTTCTTATCACTTGAGATACCAGACTTAATTTCGAGTGAGCATACAACATTACGAGCATAATCACGCTCATCAATTAGTTCGCGAATATACGAAGCAGCATCACGCAACACTTGATTATTGTATTGTGTCGGATAGTCTGTATCAAGACGACGCATCAGAAGATCAATATTAAAGGTTGACATTGTGTTTATCCTTGAAGTAAGAAAGAATACCAGTGACATTACGATTAACTACAGCGAGATAGAGATCGTCAAATGTTTCAGCATCTACAGACACCTCAGACTTTGTAACATTGGAGCCTAAAGAATATACTGTAAACACTACAGTGCGTACAGTAACTGCAGAATGAAACGAGCGGCGCAGAGTAAGAAACATCATCCCATAATACTCTCCATTAATATCCAATGAACAGTCCAAACTCATATTATTTGACTGTATTGTAGAAACATCCCGAATCTTTACAGTTTGCATGTAGTTATCCATTGGGTTGAAGTGCCTGTACATACTCGTGAATTAGTTCACCGATAATACTACATTCCAGTTCAGTTATCCACAGTGTTTGTGAGATATCACGAAGCCAGTCATATTCATCACGTGTTTTAATACCACTCATCGCAAGTAGTCGAAGAGTATCAGACACGTATGTAGTAGTCATTAGAGATTAGTCTCCAGAATATAAGCGTATCCATATGTTTCCAACAGTTTAGTGGTATAGAACCCACCATGCTCTTGAAGTTCGAAGTTATTAGTTACCGTATTAACCCAGATAAGGTTACATCCAATATACTTCTTGCCCATATCCTTAATAATCTCTTCCAAGTATACCATACAATTTGCCCTAGACTTAAGGATAGCAAGATCGTGAATATGCTTTGTACCATTTACAGTTACAATAACAGATAGAACAAACTTAGATGACATCACAAGACTCCTTCGTGATAAAGACACTTCGTTGATTTAGTTGCAATTGAATTGAAGCGCGAACACGATCATAGTTAAACGGACCGGCACACACAACAACACATACCTTTACGGGATCATTGATAACCTTATTCCCGCACTTCCACCAACCACTACCGTCATAAGTAGTTGCCCCACCACATTCATTTACAATCTCCTCAACAATGCTATCAACAATAGCATCAGCACGAACACACGGTTCTCCGACATCATTAGAAATATACTTTGGGATATAGATCGTATACTTAGTCATTATTCTACCTCGCGAATAGAAGCACTACCACATGCATCAGTCAACGTTTCGGCTACACATGCGTTGTTAGACGTATAATAAAGACTATAGTTTAAATCCTCATTTGGAACCCAGACAAGAGGACAAACAAAGTGACGATGTCTAAGGGTATCTGCTACATCCGCCATACACTTATGACAGTCTTCAAGAGTATCACAGATACGCAACACATGAATATTTACGTCCCCATCAACGAAAACAACAATTGACACAACATACTTAGTCATTATATTCCTTTGTTACTTTGTTTCGATATACTTGCGTTGACTTTCGAACATGACCCTTAGGACCACCGTTATGAATACCGGCGATAGTTGATAGGTTCCAGTTTGGAGCATACCTTGACATATATGCGATCACAATCTTGCGTGCATACGGTTCCTTGAAACAATCCTTATATACCCCACCAATAGATGGATCATAGGTTGTAGCGTCTACCCAATACTCACGATGAATTTGATATGGACCAATAGCCTTGCCATTATCTCCCACGGCATTATCCTTGCCACTACTTTCGACTTGACGAATAGCAGACAGATAGCCGGTCACATCTGTACCACTAGGTGGTGGCACACATAGTGCCAAAGAAACAATGTACGTAATCATCGGATAGATGACTCCATGATGGTGTAGACAGCAGTATTCATTGTGTCTTTCCTTTGTATAAGTAACTACCAAATAGTTTATGGTCTTGTCCACGATCCCTTACACACGAGATATGTTTGTTGGTATAGAACCTAACATCTATACCCATAATATGAGCAAAGGTATTCATACGGCTAAAGGTAGTTCTAGTGTGCCACCCGCACGTATCGAAGAAGTATTCATTCGGACATGTAATATCATGTGTTATGATGGTGTTACCATGGAGAGATATACACACTTTAGTACCTTCACACCATACACTAGTATTACCGGTACGATATCGCGACAAATTACCATGTACACATTTCTTGAACGCCTGAACCATATGATGCTCAATTACACGCATTAGTTTCGCTCCCCCGGGTTAGAGATAATGTTGCCAGCCACGTAGATACATCCGGCCACAACCATAGCAACGGCACACAAGATGAACAATTCAGTCACGTACATTGTTTGACTCCAAAGTTGCGAGAATACACACGATTAGATACAACCCTTTCTAGTGGGTAGAACCCTAAACACGGGATACTTTGCAGACAAACGCTCTACAACTAGTCTACGTGGAATCTTTGTGTGCTTGATAACCAATTCTACACACTCTTCTAGTGAGTTTACAGTACGCAATTCGCAAGCACATTGAATCTTTGCAGCCAATAATTCTTTCACGAAACTTTGCATAGTAGGCTCCTATTAGGTAAGAAACACTTTGGAAAGGATTCTACGGAATATTTCACCCGTAGAATCCGAAGTTATTAGAGTCCAAGTTCAGCAAGCATGTCAACAGACGGCGCAGACTTTGCGTATACCTTAGAAGTCTTGACGAACCACTCCGGACGTTCAGCCTTGACCATATTATAAATATAGGCTAACGTATCTTGCGCGACTCCCGGTACACTGGTTGCCCGCCAGTCAATATGACTAGCCGAAGCGTAGCCATTCTTTCCGGCGATAATATCGCGAGTCGTTAGTGCACGTCCAGCAACATGCACCGTACAATCGCCGGACGCATTCAACCATGCCGCATGAAACCCCTTTAAGTCACGTTTCGCAATACGATACTTCTCATCCAATTCAGCGAGAATAGCCGGAAGAAACAAGGAGCGGAAAGATTCAACGTTCGGGAGAATAGTAGACATGGGGGAAGTTCCTCAGAAAGTGCGGATGATGCTTGAACCGTTCAAGCATAGATGAGAATCTTACGTCTAACCGTTAGGATAGACTCAAGGAAAGATTCTTTGAAACAAGTACCTTTAGAGCATTGTGACTTTCGCCCTTACTTATTTCCATGCATTTGTTTCAAAGAATCTAGGTAGGTCGGTTACTTGCCGTACTCACCACGGTTCCGTGGGTCGTTGTTCCGGGTCGTTTCAGACATTTGACTGTCCGGAATAGGGGCAGACAGGTAGCCATCGGTTGAAACCGCAGCGTGCCGGGTGGGGGGAGAGTGGTCCGGGTGGGTCTCTTTCGTTTTCTTGCGAGGGGGGGTAGGGGGGGTAAGAAATAACGCGGGGGTTAGGGGGTACCCGCTTTGAAATTTTCGATACCTAAAAGGTTTTTACAGGTTAAACTTATGAAACCCCGCCTTCCCCGTTAGGGAAAGGAGGGATAGATAGACTCAAGGCACAGACGGGGGAATGTACCTGAGGCGGTGTAAGGAATTGTTAGGAGCTAGTCCCTAGCCGTGTTATTCCTTACAGTGAAATGTATAGTGTGGAGTACATAGACCCCTATAGTATTGTTTATGTATTGTTCTATCCTTACGTTATCCCTAGAGTATCCCCTTACTACCTTTCCTAGTCTCTCCCTATGAAGAGAGACCGCTCTTTTATTTATACTGATTCCACTCAGTACTAGGCTGTTCCTAGCACCAACTCAGGGACTGCTCGTATGGTTAATACACCACATCATTAAACCCCCTATAAGCCTATTAGAGACGTTCTAAGGTTTACCCCCATACAGGGTGGTATGAATCCTTAGAACGTCCCTAATGGCAACCTAGACTGATTACAGTAGATCTTTAATCATATCTACAGCCTTACGTGGAATATTCTCAGATGGACCGGAGAATAGATCTGGTACTCTATATGTATTATCAGACTTGTCCCCTGTAATGGTAGAGTGGGTCTGAAGGATACCAGCTCTTAACAAAGAGGATAAGAACTGATAACTTCCTAGTAGTGGAAGAGAGGTACCAAAGTTAACTACGGTTTCAAATGGTTTCTCATTAAGGTCTTGCCAGACCCAGGTATCTTCATCCTCGTCTTTAGTTCTTGCTAGACTGTAGGCAATAGCTTCCATCATAACAAGACCAGCAAGGTGTTTAGAGTAGGCGGTAGTTGTATAACGTCTACGTCTACCTATTTCTTGAGTGGAGTGACTTAATAAGAATTGCATGAATACACCCATAGATCGGGCGTATGCAGATTGATTAATTCTTAAATCAAGTAGTGTGGGGTCGGTATTGGTATGTCTAACTGTGGCATTAATAAGTGATCCCATACGATTGATTGTGTCAATCTTAGTGGGGTCTTCGCCTGCCCAGATAAATAGACTTTGGACATCTAACATACCTTCACGATAGTTACGTTGGTCCTTAGCAGCTTCAATCATTACTTCAATTCTCTTGGGATCTAGAAGACCCATAGAAGATAAGTCAATAGCTTCCTTAGGAGATAATCCAACCTTAGTAGCTAACTCACTAAAACCAGATAATGAATCTGTACCACCATCCTTTAAGAGATTAGCTAAAGCTAAAAACTTCTTAGAATTTTGAGTTAGGTTGTATTGTAAGTTCTGAACATGAAGCGTTGTAGTAATATCGTTTACGAAAGCTAGTGGAGAACCTAACTTACTTGCTGGTACAGATAAATAATTAGCTGCTTTACCAACAATAGAGTCCTCTAACTTGTTTCGTTCCTTAACACCAGCCCAAGCTGCAGCCAAGTCCTTGAACCAGCCACCACGTCTAGCACCCATAATAGTCCCACCAAAGGGATTGTTTGGATTCATTTCTGCACGTAGTAATAGGTGGTCAGATGATAGCCCTCTAATCCAGTGAGTGGCTGAAGCTACCTGTTGGATTGTCTGTCTCTTATCGCGACTAAATAACTTTAGTGTTTGAATAAAGTTAGGTAATACTTGTCGGAGCATTCCACGGTTATGGTTACTTTGTAGAATAGCTCTTACGGTTTCACCTGTAGATGTTAAGGCAGCACGTAAACCGCTTGCTGCTAATACTAAAGGTCTTGAACCATTCTCTAATAAGGATCTATAATGACGATCCAGACCATCTCTACTACTTAGCATCTTACCCGTATTAGCTTCCCAGATTGTTTTAATTCGATCATACCCACGATTAAGTGAGTCTTGCTCACTCTTTGTAAGTTGACCGCGACTAGCTTCTCCATGCTTTTTGGAAACCTCAATAAGATCTAACCAAGACATTTTAAGACCAAACGTTTCTGTAATATATTTTGTCATTACAGCTTCTGTTACATTTGTTCGTAACTGTTGGTTAATAAGTCCGAAGATATCCTTATCAAAGTATTTTGCTAATTCTGGATTGTTGGTAATCTCAGAATGAGATAGAATTCTAGAGATATCCATTTCACGACCAGCACCAATACTTTCAGTACGTGGCTTACCACCACGTGATTCAGCTGCTTCGATATTAAGATAGTTATTCTTAGCTACAGTCATTGTGTGCTGGATAGCTGTATAACTATCTCCGCGTGACTTATAGATATCCCAGTTCTTGTAATCACGTGAAGAGATTAAACCGTTTTCATAAACCGATAATAACTCTGGCTTTAGGTTTTTCTTAAGTGCTAGTTGTTTAAATTTTGAGTAATCATAAGTACCAACAAAATCAACTAAAGGAGATTCATCAGTAACCGTTACAGAGACAATGGTATCACTATCAGGATCTCTAACAAGTTTAATCCAACCTAATGCATCCATAGTTACAATAGATAGTTCTTTACTATCTCGTTCTTTAATTAAAGCATGTTTTACAAGAGCATCAACAAATTGCTTCTGCTCCTCAAACGCAAGCATATTAACTTTATGTATTGTACCATATTCCGTTGGATTCATAGGATCAGCTAAGAAACCATATTTATTTAGGGTTTCTCCAATAACTTCATTATACTTATGAACACCCTTAATTAGTTCTACAATAAGTTCTCTATGTGGTAATCCATTCGGTAATTCAGAAAGCTTACTAAGATACATCCAAGCCTTTTCGTAGAGTTGTTCTAACTCTGCTGTATTTGAGACCTGTGTTGTAATCTTACGCTGTATGTTTAATAGACCAGCCCTACTATACATGTTATTGGTTTCAGCATTAACAAGGTCAACAGAGAATAATTCAAACACACCGGATAACTCACCATCACGTAAGTCCATTAGAGGATCATAAATCTTGGAAAAGAATTGTAGTAATAAAGAGTCAGCATCTGCTGTATCGCCATAGGCAGCACCGCCACCAATAAGAGAGTTTACAGACTTACCGACTGTAGAGTCTGTTATCATAGAATATATACCAGCACTACGATTACGCTTACCCATCTTATTTTCTACTGTAGGAAGAAGAACATCAGATACAAAAGATCTACGTTCATCGTCTGTAAGATCTCTATAAGACTTACCAACAAACTTGGAAGTTATGTTGACGGATGGTGGTCTTCCACCAACTCTACGAGTAAGGTGATCAGCACTACGTTGAGTAAACGCTTTTGTTCCATTTATCATACTTTGAATAATTTCAAGATCCTCTGGCTCCATTTCTTCATGGAGTCCAGCTGCTAAGAGATTACGTCTCCGTACTTCAGCTGAATCAATTAATTCAGAAAGCTTAGTTTCAAACTTAGTTGCATCTGCACCTGAAGCTCTAGCTGATTCGGATAACTGTTCCTGAAGATTTACAGCTCGAAGTTGAGCATATACTCTACCCTTGGCTGACTTTAGATTTGATCTAAGTAGATCTGCTACATCTAGACCTTGAGTTTTAAATACTTCTTCACCAAAAACCCTAAACGGGGTTGTACCCGGCATAAGCGGCGGAAGAAGAATATCAACAGGATCTGGTATATCTATCTTAGTTGTTAATGCTCCAGTTACTAAACCAGCTGTTACTTGCTTTCGTAAATAATCAATCCGCTGAATAAGTTTATTTTCTGGAAGCGTAGGCCAGATACTTTCAGCAATTCCCCTAATCATACCAGTAATTGGTTTTGATTGTCTGCCTGTTAAACCAGGAACAGCACCAAAGAATCCTAATACAGATACATCAGTAAGAGCAACAGCAACAAACTCATGTATATTTGATATAGCATAATGAGCTGATGTTTCAGGTTGAGATACAGTTTGACCAATTAGTTTTTCCTTGAAATCAATACCAAGTAAATCCATTGCTCTGGGTGTCGTTTCAATCCAGTCTATAGTTTGAAGATAAGACTGAATAATAGAACGAGCACCCTTACTTAACTTAGTTCCGTTTGGACCAACACCACTTTCAATTGATTTATTTAAAGTAGCTAAGTACGCAACAGAACCAGCTGCATCATCAAACCCATAGCGATCAAGATCTCTACTTGTGATAGCATGAATAATTTCATGTAACAACACAACAACATTAATCTTACCAAATCGTGCGTTTAAAAATATGTTGTTACCAACAAATTCACCATCAGTTAAATCATCCTTAGCATATAGAGCTAGATGTAAACCAATGTTATTTAATACATCACCGCGTGATTCTAATAATTGTTGTGCAAGTGTAGCATACTTAGATGTAGTACTTTCAGCCAACTGTTGTAGGGCTTCCCCGGCACTTGAGACTGAACCATCTGCAATATTACGATATAGACTAGAGGTTGATTCTTCTATAAGTGTACGTAAGAACTCAGGAGCTACTAATGATTCTCCGGGTTGAATTGAAGCAAATAGAGAATCCAATTCATCTAGTTCATCATCAGTCATTTCTTTTGTTAGACGTTGAGCAAGTGTCTTTTTCTTTTTTTCGAATCTAAACTTCGCCTTAAGAGAAGTAGCTTCTACTTCTGGAAGAGTAGAAACGAAATCTTCGAATGCATCTGACAGTTTAGATATACGATTCTTTACTGTACTCGTTGTCATAGTAATACCGAAGTTTTCTAGAACACGAGCAGTTGAAGCTAGAACCTCACCCCTAGATGTCATGGCTTGTTTACGCGCCATAAAGACTTTCGATAATTCTTCTTGATCCGTCTCTACAAGATGTTGATAAAACAGAGAAGCTACATATCGTAATGATGTTACTTCTTCTTCAAGCTTATAGTAAAAATCTTCTCTATCTGCTTTTGTTTCTGTCTTAGTAACAGCCTTAGATGATTCAATTAAACTAACCGCTCGTTTTTCACCAAGCTCTACATCGCCAGTAAGAACACCCTTTTTAGTTCCCTCTAAACGTCTCTTAGCATTGAGTTCTAAATTATTGATTACTGTTTTAACAAAGGCAGAAGCAGCGTTTGATTTAATATTACCACGAGACCATGCTTCCGCTTTATCTAGTGGAGTCATTATATTAAACTCAGCTAGAGAAAGTTTTGTGGTTGGTTCTCCATCAAACACAACCTTATCAACTAATTTATTTATATTCTTATCTAGTGTTATTAGAATATCTTGGAAATCAGCATTATCTAACTTACCCATAATAAGGTTTGCTAGTTTAGATCCAACCTTATCCACCTGTAGCCACTCTGTCTTTAACGTAACAATAGAGGACTTTAACATAAGATCGGCTTCTGTTACATCAGTAATAGATGAACGAAGTACGCCTAGCTTAAGTCTTTTCGTTGCAGCTTCAAACTTACCTATTTGTGCCTTCTTACTAATAAATGATTTAGTAATTTCCGTAAGTTTATTCTTTTCGATCACCGAAAGAATATCACCAGCTTCCTTAAGTTTCGTTACTGCTGCGTTATAGGTTGATTCTAAATCAATAATTTCTTTTATTAGTTTCTTATACGCTACAATATTAGTCTCTACATATTTCTTAGCATCTATAAATTCTGATACTAATGAACCGTTTGTTCTATGAAACCTACCTGTAACATATAAACTAATATCTTGCTTAGTCCACTTAGTTACACTAATAGCTTGGTTCATGGCATCATTAGAGGAGTCTTGTTGCACACGATCAAGTGCTTGTTCTATAGCAAGTGTTTCTCTTGTGTCTGATGGAAGAGCAGAAATAATTGCCTCTAGTTCGATAAACCGTTTAAATTGATTAGAATCTAAACCAGCAATGCCTTCAATTGTAAGTGTTGTAATCTGTGATCGAAGCTCTGCTTTAAGATAATCCTTAGCAATCTGATTCTCGGTAACTTCTAAGTATGTGTCTAATAACTGTTTTGATTTTGTTGTTTTAGCTACAACAGCTGCTACGATATTCTTAACTTCTTTAACCTCAGCTACAGAAATTGATGACTTTAATCTAGTTGCTTCTTCTTTAGCTGTGTCTCCCACCGTTCCGAGAGCAGTTAGACTAGCTGTTAAATCTGTTGGGATTGCTTCCACATTAATTACGGTTGGAAGAATTACTTCGGCACGTTCAGCCAAAGCTGCATCTAATAGCCTATCTTCGCTAAGTGCGGTAGTAACAGCTGCCATATGATCGCTAGCGTGTCGCGATGCTTCCACAGCTGCGGCTGTTCGTTCAACTACAATTTTTTCTGTTGGTGTAAGACTAACTGGAATACCAACCGAGTCAACGAATCCCGTTTCCTTAAATAGCTCATCAAGAGCTGCTGTAAGTTCACTAGAGACTGTTAAACTTTTGTCTAGTTTAGTTATACCAGTATCTTTTCTTTTATTTATTTCCGTTAGTAATGCGTCTTTGCTATAAGTTTTTTTCTTTTCATTACGCGAGGTTAGAATCCATGCTGGATCTGAAGGAATCTTACCACCTAGTTCTGTAGGAGTTGATCCTGTTTCTTTTAATAAATCTTCTTCAGTTTTAGTACCACGACTTTTTACTATAAGCGTAGGTTCTGTGTCAATAATAACGCTGATATAGTTTAAGGATTCGTCAGTTGAACCAGCTAAAAATAAATCAAAATATAGATCAACTAATTCATCATCACCTAGTTTTGATGCTGAATCAAGACGAGCTGGTTTAGTTGCCGTTATATTCTTTTGTCCAATAGTGTTATTTAAAAGAGTTGTTACATCTTTAATGTATTCTTCTTTTGTATAACCAGCAAGTGTAATAGCTTCTTTAACTGCTTTTCGTGTAACAGATTTCTTAAGGTTATCATAAATACTATTAATTATGGCTGTGGTTGATTCTGACTTAATAGACGACGCTTTAGCAAGCGGATCAATAACCTTTGTAGATGCTTCATGTTTGAGTTCTCTCTTTGCAAGATAATCACTAAAAGCGGCTTGACCTAAAATATCTTTACCAATAGCCTGTCTTTTCTCTTTAGATAATCGTTGAAAGAGACCCTGATAGGCACTATCAAACAACTCGCCAATCTTATCATTAGATCTATTTAATAAAGCTTCAAACACACTTTCAGCTTCTGCCGAAATAATAAGACCAGCTTCAAGACCATCTTGTGATTTAAATCGTTCTCCTAGATCACCAAGGTGATCACCAATACGATGAAACAACCTTTGAATTTGGGTTGCTGGGGCGCGACCATCACCAGCCATAATACGTCTAACATATTGAGACATACCATTTGCAAACTTTTCTGCGGCCTTCTCAGACCACTCATCGCCAGTGAACCCAACCCAATCTTTAAATTTAACCCACATATCATCTGTAATACCTATGGCTTGTCTAGCTTCGGAATCTAAATTATCAAGAACCATAACCTGTAAGTAGTGAGACATCTCATGTGTTACAGTACCTAAATCAGATGATGTTGTAGCTCTTATCAGAGCTGTTGTTCCTTCGAATACAATCTCAGCATTTCGATCATCTGCTGCTAACTTAGCAATACGAAGTATGCTCGAATCGCCACTATACCCCAAGGAATCCATAATAATTTTTGCGGTTGTAGCCTCAGTCGTTGTTAGTTTAAAGATCTTTTTAATGTTATCAACTGTTACACTCTTACCACTTGCAAATGAATCAGTAAGTGTTTCTTTTGATTTAATATCCTTAACGGTATCAATTGTATCTTTAATCTTTTTCTTTACGCTGGTATTCCAAACTGTATTTAACTTATCGTTTAAATCAGCTAGTTTAGTTTTAAATGTTTCTGTGTCTAGTCTTATACTATCTGTAGTAAAGAACTTTAAGGTTGGATCATCAGCTCTTAATTCAATCTCTAACTTACCATTAGGTCCAACCTTTAAAGTACGTTTAGTACTAAAGACTTCTCCAATAGTTGGATCTACCGATACAGCAAAGTTCTTATTAGAACCAGAAGCTGTAATGATTAAGGGCTTAGTACCAAACGCATTAGCAAAAATAGATTGAACTACTTCTCGTGGAATGGTACGACCACCGCCAAAATCTCCACTAAGAATTCTCTTTAGTGTTCCGACAACCTGAGCTTCGTCAACTGAGGCAGCAGCATATTTAGCCGCTACAACAAAGTTACCAAAGTCAACATCATCCGATAAGTTTATAGAACGACCTAGTGTTGCTTCCGCGTTGTTAATTACATCTGATGATTGTATACCAATTGTTTCTAACTTGCGATCTAAACTCTTTGCTCCAATAAGACGATGAATTTGATTTGCAATATCAACCTGTTTAGTCGCGGTTGAAATGGTAGCAAGTACACCTTCCACTGCTGTGGTTGGTCTTGGTCCCACTAGTTCCTTAGAACGAGTAAGGTTGTAGTCTGTTAAAACGTTTCTGACATCAGCAAGAGAAAGGTTAGCGTCGTCTAAGTTTTTTTCATTGAGGATAAGATCAAACACTCTTCTGGTTTCAGGAGCAACTCCATCTACCCGAAGCATTGCTGCTTCTCCTGCAATTCCTGTTGCTTTTTCAAACTCTTCAATAACTGGTAAGACCTTAGTTACATCTAGTTTCATTTTTCCAGCAATACGTGGATTAAACTTACCAAAGAGTCTAGACCCATTTAACATTACGTTGGTAAAATCCCTACCATCGTAATTCTTCATAAAGTTATCAATAACATTACCAAAGAACATACCACGACCATCGCTTAGGGTATTGCCCCAAACAATGTCACCATCTCGGGTGGTTGCCCACGTATCCATAGAATTAGTAACTTGTCTACGTAAGCTATCCCAATCTCCGGTCTTGTAATACTTATAATCGCCAATTGAACCCAAACCAAAACGGAAGGCTGTAGCTAGCCCAACTGAACCTAGCGATCCAGTTAATGCAGCTAGGGCTGTTTCACCCAGATTATACTTTAGAACAGGATCAACACCCTGAAAAACTAAAGATCTCCACTCATGTTCTGATCTTTGATCAGCTAGTGATGAGACAGCTCCAGCAACTCCACCCTCTAAACCAAGAGCCAAACCCCTAGCTGCTAGTGTAGAAGTAACAGATCGACCAGTAGCTGGTATAATAGAACGAATAGCGGCATAGGCTGGACCTTCAACTAATCCAGTCATTGGTCCAGTAGCGAGGGCAGCAGCGTTTGCAGCTTTTCGAGCAAGTTCTAAACCCCTTATAGATCTAGATGCATTCACCCCGGCTACAATACCACCAGATAATGCTCTTGCTGATAAACCAGCAACACCCGCAATAAGACCAAGACCAGCTGTTGCGGCGGTAGTTAGGACAACATCGCGAAGCATTAGTGGGTCTTTAATTCCCTCAGCTAAACTATTACCAAGTTTCTCAAGAGTATTATTATCTCTTTCAAATAACCCCATACCAATATTCATTCTAGCGTTTTGAACAGCTTCATTCATGTTAAAGAGGAAAGCTTCTTGGTTTCTAGTATTGAGGGCATAATCCTGTACGTCAATCCCAGCAGAGGAAAGAAATTTATCAACGTCTGGATTAATTTTTTTCCACTCTGTTAACTCATCTATCTTTTTATCGGTTGTCCATAGAGGATCTACAGTTTGTATTTTCTTTTTAATTTCCTCAGCAGTTTGAAGAGATTGGTTTTCTCCGAACACATTAAAAAAATTGAAACCCTCAACAAACTGTTCCCAGTGAGATGTCTCTCTCCCACCGTGGGTAAACATTGCGTCACCCTTATTATAATATTGATCAGCTATTTTCTTCGCGTTTTGAATACTAGCTTCACCCCAACCCCTACTACCGTTACCGATTGTATAAGCTAAAGCTTGATCACCAATTTCCTCGCGTGTAAGGTTAGTTTCAGCTATATTCCATTTACCATTAAGAAAGGTAGGGCTTAAAAGACCGAGTTGAACCCTTTCATTGTAAATACGTTGTTCATTTAAATCTGGTTTCTCTCCACTATATTGAGTAGTTGGAGTTGTGGCTGACGAAAAATACACGTTCGAAGGACGAAGCGGTTGTGATGCTTCGTCGAGAACTTTATTCAGATCAGATATCATATAAATCCTTATAAGTTAAGGGGGGATCTTTCGACCCCCCCTCCTTGTTAATCAATTAATTGGTTTACTTCCTCAGAGACATACTCTTGGAAAGTTGTTAATAAATCTTTTCTATCATTACGTAATCTCTTTTGTTCCTTCATAAAGGATATAGCTCTATCGAAATACCTATCAGCCGCTAAAATTCTTTTACGGCTTTCTGGTGTCTTATCGCTAGATGCAATAGCTTGACGACGTAATTCGCCAGCTATCATAGTATACCGTTCAATTGGATCTTCTATTCCTAGTGCTTGTTTAACAATACTGTTTTCTTTTGGTAAACGTCCCGTAAAAGAATCAGTAACGTTTTCTGAAGATGGTCCTTCGATTAAAATCCAAGTTTTAGAGGAGGATGGTTTTACATACTTTAGACGTACAACTTCATCACCACCACTAACATATGTTTCTTTCATGTCCACAACCCCAGTTGTTATTTCTTTTTCGGTGACGTTTGGAGATGTGGTCTCTAAACTCCACTTATCACTTAGGGTTGGTTTTGAATAAGACAATACTATTGGTTTTCCAGCAACAGTAGTTACAACTCTTTTACGATCTATAATACCATCAGATGTAATACCAGTGCTGTCTGGAGTCGGTGAAAAGATTCCTACCACCTTATCTAACATACTTGGTATCTTCTTACCTACTGGTTGTAAGTCAGAAGTATCAAATGAAGATGTAAGTGCAACTCTTTGTCCACCATCTTGTGTCACATACCATTGCTTTTTTCCTAAGTATTCTTCGAACTCATATGTATAATCTTCATTTGGAATACTTGTTGGTATAGCTATAAAAGGGTATGGAAGATCATCAGCAGTTATTACAACTTGCATTGTTTCACTAAAGGTCTGCTGATTGATATTATGAATTGTTAAGTAATCAATAACACTGGTATGGTTTATTGTTCCATTGTTGATTTGCTTCACAGCCCACGTATTGAATTGTTCTTTAGAAACACTCTTGAAAGTTTCTCTGTGTACTGATGTACCTTTAAGTGGTTCTCGTAGAGGCGTTAATTGCATGGAAGAAGCTGGAGTGCCGTCTTTTTTCTGTAACGTAACTAAAGGCGATACGACTTTCTTGTTTGCATTACTTGTAGTTGTTGTGACAAAAAACTTATATTCTCCAGAATCTAATCCACTTTTATAACTGGCCATTCTTGTTCTAACTTGGTTTATTGCATCAGCTAGTGTGGTTGGGTTTTTTAGATCTCTAATTGCAGCTTGAGCAATTAACATTGTTCTGTTATCTTTTTTATCACCAACAGCCGCTTCCGCAATGGCCATAAGATTAAAAGATCTATCTCCCGGAATACTTGAGATGTCTGTTCCATTACTAGCAGAAATAGACAGAGCTAATGCTGTTGGTCTATCTGTATCTGGTGGACGGGTAACCATACCAAATTGATTCCAGACAGTGTGATCAGATCCATTATGATCCCAATCAGAAGCCAGCATGGTATTAAGTACATACTGTCCTCTGTTTTCAATACCCGGTAAATCAATATTAGATCCAGCAATCATGGTAGAGCTTAGTGATTGTTGTTTAACATTTGGTGTTACAACCTTTCTCAAACCATCTATACTAGCTCTATATCCGTTATTAAGATCATCTTGTATACGGGTAGTAACTTTTTCAAATCTAGATTTTTCGTCTAGATTTGGTTGGTCTATTAAAAGATCATAGTAATGACCTAGAGACATTGTTATAATATCTTTAGTTATTTGAGAAACAGCATTACCAAGTAAGTATTTCTGATTAAAGTCAGTAGGACTAAGTGTTTCATCGTCTCGCGGAATATCTAAGATAGGAAATACAGATTCTCTAAGCTTTAAAACAATACTATTAAGTTCAGTTCTGGATTCCTCGTTAACATCTTTTACTTTAGCTGTTGACTTATACCTACCAACTAATGCGCTTGTTGAGTCAGTATCGTTTACTTGTTTTATTGTTTGTTCTTTAGCTTTAAGAATACTAATATCTTTTTGTCTAGCTGCGGCAAATAAAATTGGATCGCCATTTCCATTATAAGCTCGTGCTAAAACACCAAGGTTTCTTACTTCCTTATCTGATAGAAAATCATTAGGTGGCATAGCTGCAGCTAGTGCTGTAAGATTTGTATCTATTTGATTTCTTGGTGTAAACATTAAAAACATGGCTGTTGCTACACCCGATGTTTCTGGTCTAGATAGTCCACCAGCAATCATATCAGCAATACCGCGTGTCATTGAGTTGATATCACTTGCTCCTGTTAATCCACCATACCAAGCATTTTCAGGGCTTGAGAAAAGTGTAACAAAGTCACTAGATAGTTTATTTAAATCTACAGGAGTTTGTGATCGTAAATAGTTTTGAAGCATATCTTGAAAGAAATCAGTATGCATAAAACCGTTTGGTGGTAGCTTAATATTCTTTTCTTGTAGTTGTGGTACAATTTCTGTATATGGCTTAAGTGTAATACCATCCGGCTCATAGATATTAATACCACTCTCCACCAAATAAGAGTTATAAGCTCCATTAATATCTTCTCGGGAAGCAGTAATAGGAAGTCTTTGCGATAACGTATTTAAAATAAATTTATATTTTAATTGTTTTTCTTGTTGTGTTGATCTTCCCGTATTGCTACCTCCCTTAACATCTAAACGTGTTTGTAAAAACGCATTAAACTTATCAACTGTTGGTCGAAAGACTTTATAGATATTACTAGAGGATGCAACCTCGGATTCAATTGCATCTGCCATAGTCCCATCCAATCGTTGTGAATACACTGGATATGGAAGTGGGCGAGATCCAAGTACCTTTAAACCAGAATAACTCGCAACTAAATCCTTAGTAAAAGCTGGAACACCACCCTCTACTGTAGATAGTAACTCGTTTTCTAACGCTATAAATATACTATCTCTAGCTATTCTTAGTTTTTCTTTTGCTTGCTCAGTTGGTGCTTCATCTATTAGTTGATCAATAGCAGCAATCCGAACAGAAGCAGAACCTATACTGGTATCTACTCTATCATTAATACTCTTTATGGCTGTCTTTTGCCGTTCTCTAGCAACTCTAAATGGAGCAGCAGATCTAAGATTAAACGCTTCATCGTGTTTTTCCTGTTCATTTAATATAGTATTGTAATCTTCTTTACCTAAGTATCTTACAGCAAGGTCCTTTGACCACCCTGCATTATAGTAAGTCTTGGCATAGTTGTTTTTTTGTTCGTCTACTGTAGTACGAAAACCATCAATAGTATCTAGTTTTGAGTTTAATTCAATAGTAAGCCTAGTTACTAATTCAGTATCGGCTTCTAATCCACCATCTTTAGCACTATCAATTTGTTTTTGTAAGTCAGCAACATTAGCATATTCTTGTGAAATTGAATTGGTTAAATTTAGAATAATACCAAGATCAGCTTTTCTCTTACTCTCGCTAGCTTCTGTTATTGTTTTAACATTAGCTTCTTTAACCCTTTTCGCTGAATCATTTAGATCTAATAGATCCTTTCGAATGGAAGCAGTATAAGCCATCTGTCCTAGTGTTTGAGGTGCGTTTTTGCTGTCCTCAATCATTTGATGTAGTTGTGTTTCTCTATCTTTTACGGTAGATTCAAAGGTAGTAATATCATCAATATTTTGAAGTTGTTCTTGAAATGTTAAACTATCATCGCGATAAGCGGCTAGTTGTACATCATCAGATGTTTCTCTTCTGGCCTTTTGACGATATAAATCAAAGCCATAAGATACTTCTCTAGCCTTTTCTAAAAGTACTGAACTTGTCTGTCCACCGCCATCAGATTCAATATCATAACCAACAATATTTTTTACTTGATTTTTATACTCAGAAGTTAGCACATCTACAGAATCAAAATCATTAATAGAAGCTGCAGAATCAATTTGATTTTTAGTTTTAGCTTCTAAATCATCTAGTAACCGCATCTTCTTTTTTCTTTTTTCATCTATATTGTATTCAACTAGAGTAGTTCCTAGTTGAGAAGCTGATTGACCAATAGCTCCCCAATCAACACCCTGACCAACACCAACTACAACATTTGGTAGTATTGTTTGTGTCTCTTGATATATGGGTTTATTGGGTGGATTTAAAAATACACCCGGACCTTGCATTTCAATCATTGTAAGAATTCCTGTATAGAAAGAGTATCCGCTAGTACATCTTCATTTGATGCGAAGGGATCAATATCTGCTTTTTTATTAAACCCTGTTTGAATAGCTCCACGTATTTCTTCTTTTGGCATTGTCCCTAAAACAGTAGACCACTCTGAGATATCCATATCTGGTAACATTTTTAAACCAACACCCATAACAGCTTTGTTATTTAATGCTTGCATAGAAGTACTAGTATCTAGACCTGAAACAACAGCCTTTTCAAATAGGGGTTTGGCCATCTTTGTGACAATTTCTGTTTCTGGTCCAAGTCCAAGTCCACCAGCTTCGTCAGAATTACCTAAAGCAAAGGCTGGTTGAATTGTTCCATCTTTATTAAGAGTAACAAAACGACCATCTATAACGGATGCTGTATCTAGAATACCCATCATCTCAAGCTTTAACATATCATCAACATGTATTTCAGCCGGGACATCTTGGTCTAAAGCAGAAAAATCAAACTTATTTATCTTATCCTGTAATACTTTTCTATAGGTTAGCTGAGACTTACTTAGGTTTTGCGAAGCTACTATCTGTTCGGTATCTGCTAACTCTGGAGATAATTCTTGTTGTAACCAACGTGGCGACTTAGACATTGTATTTCTAAGTGTAAACTCCTTATTAGAAGCATCCTGAGGTCTACTAACATTAGAACGTAACCAATCTTTTGCTTGCTCTGGGCTACCCGGAAAACTTGTTTCAGCGTCTCCCCAAAACTCATCGACGTTGTTTGAATTAACATCCTTTAGGGAGTCTTGATACCAACGCTCGAAAGCCGTTAATGGATCTTTAAATAGACTATTAAAGATTTGTTTTCGTTTTTTAGTTCTATCAAGTCCACTTACTTTTTGTTTAGCTTCAGTAAGTCGTTGTTGTTCTGGCATACGTCCTGTAGCTATTTCAAATAATTTTTGTAATTTATTTTGGTTTAACATTAGCTGGAAGCCTTATATGCACCAATACCTGAAGATAATCCAGACATCAATCCTGTAGCAATTCCGGTAGCAAGTATGTTTGAAGAGGAGTTTACAATACCACCTGTTGTATTCATAAAGGCTTGCTGTTCTGGGGCCATAATATTTCTCTGTCCGAGAAGATTATTTCTTTGTGTTGAAAGATCTTGCATTTGATTAATGTAGTTTACTCGCATTGATCCCGACATCTTTTGGGCTTCTGTTGTTGCCTGTCTCATTGTTGCTCTTACAGAAGCTGAATTTAAAGACACTCCACTAGATGATGCTGAGGATAGTAACTGATCTGTTACTTGTCTTGTTTGTTTACTTAATTCTGAAGTAGCGTTTTGATAGGCCTTCGTTCCGTAGAATGCACCAGCTACTTCTTGCTGTAGAGATGATCGCTCTATCTGTCTATTTGCGTGATATTGCGCCTGCCACTGACGAAGAATATTTCTATTCTGTGCTTCATTCTGCCAACGATTCTGAAAGTTTTGTTGATCTTGTTGCATCTGTTGGGCTTGTGCTTGAGCGTCTGCTTGCGCTGCTCCGCTCATTCCACTCAGAATTCCAGATCCCGCTGCTAAACCACCAACTATTGCTGCTGTAAAGGGGGGCATATTATCTCCTATAAAAATTATCTATTATAGAGACACGTTGTTTATTTCCGCGCTCTTGTGCTTCTACAATTCCACGATACTTCTCACCAAGAAGGCCAATAATTCTTTTATTGCTTAACCACTCTTTAACCGTATCTCGGTGTTCTTTATCTTTGTTACGTTCAACTATTTCATCTGGGGTAATAACAAGATTATTAACCCACAGTTTTACAATACTAGAGAGAACATCTATACGGTCATCGTGTTTTAATGCTCCTCGTCTATCTTGCATTCTTGAAATTTGTATTTGTGTTTCCTTAGATCTAATAGCTTCAGTATCAAAAATAAGGCGGTGTTGTGACATGATTGGTTCTAGCGTATCTATGATTCTTTTTTCTTTAGAACCAGAAACCTTAAATTCTTCAATAGCTAATCTACCACAAATACTGTATACGATAGGTCTAAGTAGTGACGTAAACATACCATCACCATAGTTTGCTTCTACCATAATAGTAGATACTTGGTATTGATTAGCAATCTTAGCTATACGGCTAAGTGTTACATCGTCATACCCACCCGGAAGACCATCTAACTCATGTATGACTATATAGCCATTTACAAAAGACGCAACACAATAAGCTGTTTCGTCTCCACCACGACCAGATGGATCAATACATAATCTTGTATCTAGATATTTAGTCATGGTTGTGGAAGACCACATAGGCCCATACAAAAGATCACCATTCAATCCGTAACTTGGTATATCTAATGCCTTAGCTCTAGACCAAACTACCTTTTCTGGAAATACCTCTGGAGAAACATCCATTACTACTAAGTCTTCTAGCTTAAGAGGATGCTTACTTGAGTCACTTAAGGAAGGATCTAATAAATAGTGTAAAGCAAATTGTCTTGGTCCGATTTTAGCAAGTCGTTCTTCAAGAATATGCTGTGGAAATCGTGCTGGATCTACCGTATCTCCCGGTTCTCCGTCTAATTCTGAGATGTATGGATGACAATAAAGCCACTGAGATTCAATATCTGGGTCTGGAATGACTGCCGGAAACTTAACAATCTCATAGGGTAAGCGTAGATAAATAGAATCAGTACTTTGATAAGTACCTAGAAATACAATACGACCCCACTCAACTGGATTTCTAATCTGTTCTAATTCAGTTAATTTCTCTAATAGTTTCTGTCTTGATTGCGGGTTGTCTGAATTCTTTTCAATTTCAATATCATCAGCTAATACATAATCAGCGTGACTACCCGTAATTTGTCCTGTGATACCCTTAGCGTAGCATGAAAGATCTTGTCCAACCCTATCCTTTATACCCACATTAAAACCAAATGCTGAGTCTTTATCGTGTTCCTTAGGTAAGAGATGCTTCATATAAGGAACAAGGTTTAAAATTTGACGCACTTGTGAGATAAACTTAATAGCTTTATCTTGTGTTGCTGACAAAACAATAATGGTTGTGTTTGGGTTTTTTAATAACAACCACGAAGCATACATAGCAACGATGGTTGATTTACCGGCACCACGTCCAGCTTGTAACTGCATATCTTTAGGACCATTCTGAACACACTCTGCAATAGCATATTGTAGAGGACTTGGTTCACCTAATCCTAAATACTTCATACTAAAGAAACAATGATTTCTAAAGTCATCTAAAACTTCTTGTGGTACTTGCATAAGCACCTCCTTTCAAAAGAAGAAGAGACCTTTCGATCTCTTCTCCCGTAGCGAAATTCCCGGCGCATTTCTTGCCCGGTAGAGCGGCCATAAGACACCAGCCTATCAGAGCGGGTGCGGCCAATATAAGCTTAGTCTCAGCTTGCGCTGTCTATGTAGACTAAGCTTGTTTTCTAAGTTTAAAGGGAGATAATCCCTCTAAGGTTTCAGCACTTACAGCTGGAATGGTATCTTCTCTATTGTCTGCAACTACCCGCGCAACTACTTGATATAGTCCGGGAGTTCTTTTATCAACATCACCGAGATCTTCGATGAGGCAATCAATAAGAAGATTTTTTAATGTTTTGATATCTTTATTCATTTTATTTTTTCTTGTTTTTTTGATATCGTTCTAAAAGACGACGACCCTTAGAAACAGCTGAAGCCTTATCTCCAGTATGATTCCAAGCTTCTAGGCTAAGTTTCAAGCGTGTCTTACGACCCTTCTCATCCTTTAGTGGACCAGCCGAAGAACCCATGCGAACTAGAAATGATCCTTGTCTACGCATCTCTTCTGGTGTCTTGGGAGCACGACCAACAGGAGCCTTTAGATTAGAGCCAGTTGCTTTGTTATACTTGTTTCGACCAGCTTGGGTTAAGCCACCACTAGGGTTCTTATCCTTTTTGGTCATAGATACTGGTGGCTTCTTTGGCATCACATACCCTTCTTGTACTTCTTAGCCTGCTTTTCCTTCTTCTCGAAAGCCTTTGATTCGGAATTCTCGTGCTTCTTGCCGTGCTTTTTACCTTCTGCCTTCATTGAGTGTGGTTTCTTTTTCATTACTTTTTCTTTTGAACAACCTTCTTTGTGGGCTTACCGGTTTTCTTTGCTACGACTTTTGCCATAGCCACTCCCTTACCGGTTTTCTTTGCTGCAGCTTTGGCCATAGCCATTCCCTTAGCAGTGTATGGAAATTCTTTTTTACCAACCTTAGGCATTACTTACCATCCTTTTTAAATAAATCTGAGAGAGTTGTAATTGGTACTACATGAGCGGCAATATAGCCAACAACTAATGTAAGACCAGCAAACCAAATACTACCAAGTAACGATTCGAAAGAAGCTAAAATCATGTTTTATCCTTTAAGGTGCGGGATCGCTTTGGGGCCAGTAACCTAGACCCTGCATAATACCCTTGTGAATGTGTTTTTGAATTTTATAACTGTTATAATAAACGAGTGGTTGGTATACGTAACCACACTCTTGAAAGTAATATAGCCACCAGTCAACACAATCTGCGATAATCGCTTGTGTTTGTGGGGTGTTAATGGTGGTTTCAAACCCACCCAATACAGTGTCTGTATCTGCGGTAAACGGTCTAGCTAATGATTGAGCTAGAATGTGAATCTCTGTTGAAGATGGATCAAATCTCCATTTTCTATTTGGGTCAGCACCATTATAGGAATTAGCTGATCCTGGCCACGCATTATTTTTTCTTGTGGTAAGTGAGTCTTGAGTGATAATATATTTTGCGTAATGCATCCAACCACCAGTATGCTCTGTAGAGTTAATATCACGCTGTCCACCACTTGGATTCCAAAAGGAATAATATTCATCTGTATCGGCTGTTGGGTAGACATTAGTCGTTGTTCTATTTATAATTTTATTTGGGTCTGTATCCCACGGGAAACCCTCTAAGAAATAACTAAAGTTCTTTGCATTACTAAACTTTTCCCCGTTGCCCTCACCCTTAGGGGTGCTATTCCAGAGTTTTTCAAACCACTTACGCATGTTGGTGTTAGGTGCATTATAGTTAGGGGGTGTAATAGCGTCTAGATTTGGGCTTACCCATTGATTATAAATCCAAGAACCAAACCTATGATTAAATCCATATACACCAACATCTGCTCCTACACCACAGATTCCCGCTTTTAACCACTTCATCCACTGTGAACGTAGATAGTTATCGTGTAATGGATTTTTATCTGGGTCTGGCATCTGAAACCCAATACCATCAGACTTATTAAGATAGGTTAAATTCTGTCCCATTTCTCTTACATAGTTTGCAGCGTAATCAGGAGTAATAGCTGAAGAAACAATTTTAGTTGGAATACCATATCCAGTATAGATATAGATTTCTGCATCACTATGGTTATCCCAACCTTGAGCACCTATTAGCCAAGTCCTAAGTGTATCGTTCCATTCAGCCGAACGACCATTAGCTTTAAAAGGTAGTGTATCTAGATTAGGATCATCTATGATTGGTACTATAGTTGGTGGGCTTGTTTGACCAGCTATATTCTTCCAACACTCTGTATATGGGTTTGGTATTTTAGCATTATCCGTTGGTCTAACTACGTATCTAGATTCCATTACATCCCAGATTCCACCATAAGCTGGAATACCACCGGTAGAAACATTACCACAAGGTGAGTTTATCAGAAATCGCCGCATTCCACGATCATATAGATACGTCATACTTGCGATTTGTTCCTGAACACCCTTAATAGTATCTTTGGTATAGGTGGGATATCTATCTCCAGTGTCGGTATTAAACGCTGGTTGACAAAAGGCTGCTGAACTTGACCACGTTGGATCTGTACCAAATGCAATAAGACCAGCTAAGTGTACACATGGTCGTCGATCTACATTAAATAGTGGATTTATCATTATGTTATCTCTAAGACGGAGACAATAATTTCCAAATCATTTGCAACGGAAGCTATAGCTGTAATAGTATTACCGTTTTCACAAACTAATGGAGCGTCTAAAATTTGTAAGGTTGTTCCTGTTGGAACAGTGGTATTAGAAATAATACTATAGGATGTTCCACCCTTTACTAGAAATACACTTAAGACTACTGCCGTGTATAAGTCTACGTTAGATATATTTATACTGTTAATTATACCAGTACCAGCGATACCACTATAAATTGTAGTAGTTCCGGTAGTAGTTAATTTTGTTGCTTGACTTTTATATGCTTCAGCCATTTAATTCCTCTAATGATTCTGTATACCACTGTGGTAGTTGTTCGTCAAAAAATAAATACGCACTCTCTATACTATCAAACCAATACCATCCATCTATTGGGTACGTATAATCATCCCTTAGATCCGCATTTAAAGTATAATTTATATTATATACCAAATTAGGGGCATACACTATGTCTATATCTTTTTTATAAAAACCAGAAGTACTCATAATAAAATCCTTATGCGGCTACTGTCCACGATTTTGCTGTGGCAATGTTTGAATATGGTGGAGTTGCTGTAATAGTTGTTGAGGCAACTGTTTGAGAAGTATTTACTTCATATGTTCCAACGCTTGCTTTGACTCTAAAGTTATATGTACCTGATGAGTTTGCTGTTAAATTACGTGATAATATAATGTTTGTTTGTTCAATCGTTTTTACAAATGTATTTGGTGGAATACCTGTTCCACTTACTATCTGTCCAACAAGGATATTAGCTGCATTACTAACACTTAAAACATTTTGTCCGCTTAAACTTCCTGTAGAAGTGGGGGAGGCTGCTGGGGTACTTGTTCCAGTTAATTGCTGTGTTATAGTTGTTCCAGCAGTAATACCAGTTCCTGTTATGGGTTGATTAGGACATAGAGAACCAGAAGTAAGACCAGTTACAGTTAAAGTATTTCCACTTATACTTCCAGTTACTGTTGCTTTACATCCACCGGGGGTATTGGATATTGTTATGGTTTTACCAGTACCGCTTGCTGATAAATTATTATAAACTGTATTTAAGGCTTCTGCAGAAAGATTTGTATATTGAAAACTTACAGTTGCGTTTATATTTGTACCCAGAAAACTCATTAGAGAAGAAGCCTCAGTACTTGAATTCAAAGAACTCCAAGCACTAGAAAAAGAAGATGCAGAAGTTGCTGATATAAAGTTTAATGCTGGAATATTTATAATTCTAGATAAACTAAACATGGTGGTAAATGTAGTTCCCTTTGCTACATTAAATTGTGGGATATGGTGTAGAGACGAACAACTAGCAAACATACTGGTAAAATCTATAACATTACTTGTATTATATAAAGGAACTGTATGTAGTTTTCTACAAGCATTAAACATGCCATTTACAGTAGTACACCTACCAAGATTCATCATAGGTGCTGACTCTAATGAGGTGCAACTACTAAACATAGATGAACAGGTAGTAACCTTTCCAGTATTTAAAAATGGTATAAATCTTAAGGAAGAACAACCACTAAACATAGAAGCAGCATTCGTACAATTTGTTAGATCTAGATTATCTATTCTTTCTAACGAAAAACAATTTGCAAACATATTTGATGTGTTTACTGTGTTATGTGTGTTTAAATTTGTAATTTCTCTTAAGGAATAACAACCACTAAACATATTGTTGGCATCAGAACACTTACTCATATTTAAAGTTGGGATAGTCTTTAACGCAGGACAATTGTTAAACATTAGAGAAAAATTAGTACAAGACTGTGTGTTTAAATCTGGAATAGTTTCTAATGCCCTACAAAATGCGAAGGCAGAAGTCATATTTAGTACCTTACTAAAATTAAACTTTGGTATTTCTTTTAATGCAAAACAACTATTAAATACGCTAGAACTGTTTGTAACATTTTCTGTATTAAAGTATTGTATTTTTTTTAAAGAAACACAATTACTAAACATAGTACTAATATTCGTAAGTGATGTTATTGGTTGCTTAAAACCATAAAATCCCGCAAGACGACTACAACCCTCAAACATAGAACTAGTATTCGTTAGAGAAGAAGATACGGTAATTGGCGGGAAAATAGTAAGAGAAGTGCAACCATTAAAACAATTGGTTAGATTAGTAGCGGAAGAAAAATTAAATTCTGGTATTTCACTTAAGCGATAATTAAACCTGAAAAGGCTTGTACAGTCTACCATATTACTAGTAAAAGAATTACCTATAATTTTCCTTAAACCGTATAAGTTCGCAAATGAGTCACTGGGACTAAATATTGCAGAATTACCAACATATTCAAACTGTTCTAATAATGTTAGTCTATTATTACCGGTACTACTATGTAACGTTAAATTTTGTATATTAGATCCGGCAACTTTAATATCTAACCAACCCGCAGTCATTCTGGTATTTAATAGGGGTGTGTTAGGATAGAGATTTTGAAAGCTTACCGTTATTAGGTTTTGTCCTGCTTGTGGTATTATTGATATTAATCTTGTTTTATAATCCCTAAAAGAATCTTGTCCACTAATATTTGCATAATCTGTTGTGGTAAATTCTCTCGTAGCTATTTGATTAGATGAGTAATTTGATGTTGTTCCATCACCCCAATTAACGGTAAATGCACCACTACATTGTATAGTACAATACTGATTGTTTCTATTATAAATAGCATATGCGCCAACTAATTTCTGTTCGCCAACAGTAACGGACGGTAAATCAACCCAACCACCAATAATAATAGGCGGTGGTACATTAAATTTTTGAGGGGAATACGATGAAAAGGTTATTCCAGTAACTGAACCACCTGAAATTGTTGCAGTTCCTACGTATGTAGTTTCTAAACCCTCTAAAAATACAGTAGGAGCAGTAGTATAATTAGTACCACCACTTGTAATTGTAATTGTTCCGAGATCCGCAACCATCTCACATTGAGCGGCGGCATTAGTACCACCGCCACCACTAAAAGATATAGTTGGTGTAGTTGTATAACCACTACCACAAATTATAGTAGTTGCAGCTTGAGCCGTAACACCACCAGCGGGAGCCGCAGTAAAGGTTATTGTTGGTGGTGTAAGATAACGAGAACCAACATCTGTAATAGTAACTAATGTTACCCTACCATTTACAATTGTTGCAGTTCCGGTTGCAGTAGTACCTCCAGCTGCGGGCGCACTAAAGGTTACAGATGGTGCAGCAGTATATCCTATACCACCATCTAGAATATTAACGCTGGATACTGTATGCCATAAATTTATTGCAGTTATTGTTCCAGATGTTCTTGTAACACCAGCTGCGGCACCAGATCCGGCAATGGAAGTAAATATTACTGTAGGATCAGAAGTATAACCAGCACCAACATTTGTAACAAAAGCTCCAACAATAGTTCCGTTTTGTAGTGCAATAGTTGCCGTTGCGCCAGATCCCCCACCATTGGTTGGTCTAATATACGGGGCTGTTGGAGATATCTCTTTAGTTATTTCTTGTTGTTGATTAAAATATTTTGATGGGTTTATACTTCCACTAGAATTTGCTTCATATTTATCAGAGCCAATATAGCCGTTGTTATGTCTATTCTTTCTCATCTAAAAAACCATCCTCTCGCTGTTGTAGTTGTAGTAACTACCGAAGAATCATATCTATTTATAATAGTTTCTCTATCCCAAAAAGGATAAAATACAAAATTTAAACTTCTAAATTCTGGTGGAGGAATGTTAGTTGGTCTTGAGGAATATATAGAACCCCTCATTGTTGGTAAAACCATCATCCTAAATTTCCAGCTAAGTTAAATATATTTGATGCATACGAAAATAATGATACAGCTCCATGCTGACTATCAATCGAAAGTAAATTATCTATACTATTAATTGTTACACCGGAAGAACTAAACGTAACCGTACCTGTTCCGAGCCTAATTACCGTACAATTAAAGCCTATACTTAAACCGGATGGCACAGTAATTGTTGTAGGTGATGAAGAGTTAATAGTTATAATCTTTCCATTGTCTGATGAAACTAAGGTATAAGAAGCAGTTAGTGCATTTACCGCTGATGAACTAACACGATAACCTAAGTCACTTGCTAAATACGATGTTGTTGAATCTGACCAAGAACCATCACCCCGTAAAAATGTTCCGCTTGATGCTGTACCAGAACCAAGTCTTACTGTAGCTATAGTACCTGAGGTAATGTCGCTAGCGGCGTGAGTATGGCTTGTAGAAGCCTTACCCGCTAAAGTGGTATCTAAACTAGTTATATCAGACGTAGCTAACGTGGTGTTAGTCCAGTCAGTACCGTTGTATTTTAAAGTTTGACCTGTTGTTGGAGTTGCTACTATAACGTCTGACAAACCATCAAGGTTTGTTGCACCACTACTTACGGTTTGCCAAGTGTTGTCACCCCTGAGGAATGTTGTATTATTAGCTGTACCAGAACCCAGTCTTACTGTAGCTAGGGTACCACTAGTGATGTCACCAGCCGCATGGCTATGCGTTGTCGCAGCTTTACCGTCTAGAGTGCTCTGTAAGGTAGTAACGTCTGTGATGGCAATCGCACTATTAACCCAAATTGTTCCACTATATTTTAATACGTGGCCAGAAACTGGATTCGTAATCGTTACATCGTGGAGTTCCTCTAGTTCTGAACCATTATCTACTTTAACGAAGATCTCACCAGCACCACCAGCACTTTTTACTAGCCAGCCCAAGAAGACACCGTGATTAGGTGCTGATGGTCTGGTGTTTGTTATTCCACCGTCTATAGTATTTAACCACAGTAGATCACCAACACTACCCAGTGACAGTGTATTAATACCCCGTAAAAGACCGGATGTTATTATGTAACCAGAGGTATTTTGATCTATAATTTCAGCTGTTATACCTATTGTAGTAGCGGCTGTAGATTCTGTAGTAGCATTAGCTAATCCAATTTTTATTTCGGAATTACTATGACTACCGGTTACTCTTACAACAACACCCTTAGCTATTGCCGCATTTGGATTCCATACTCTTATATGTGATGTTTGACCAAATAGTGAAAGAACAGATGCACTTAATGGTGTTGCAAGTGAACTTTTATCAGCATTGTAATATAAACTACCCACAGTTGTGGGTGTAGCTGGAGGAATTGTATTATAAAGTGTAGAATCTAAGGTTGCAACTGAACTGTTTTTCCACTGTTGAGTATTAAAATCAAAAGCTAAAACTTGATTGCTTGAGGGGGTACCAAGTGTTACATCCGTTAAGCCGTTTAACGAAGAGACGGCTTGACTTGTATCAAGTTTTAAATTTAATGCGGTTTGTAGACCAGTTACGTCTGCGATGGCATGGCTATGCATTGTCGCAGCTTTACCGTCTAGAGTGCTCTGTAAGTTAGTAACGTCTGCGATGGCATGAGTGTGGGTTGCATTAGCAAAGCTCGTAGAAGCCTGTGTAGCTGCTGTTCCAAGACCAAGCGTTGATCTCTGAGCGGCAGCATCAACATCATCTAACAAAGCCTTACCAGCCGCAGTGATCTCTGGTGCAAATTTTGCAAGTGTTATGGAAGAATCCTTAACATCAAATTTCCACTTCGCTGTTGTTGTCGGAGTACCTATAGAACGATCTTCAAAAGTCGCGTCTATAGTAGGTGTATCTATAAATAGACCATATACTGTTTCCTGTGTATTCGCTCCAGCTTGAGTCAATAGACTACTTATTAAAACTCTACCACCAATACCTGATGCCTGTAAGCCAGCCGGTAAAATGGGGATATCAGCGGCCAAAGCATTAAGATCTAAAGCTTGCCATGTTCCATCCCCACGTAAAAAGGAATCAACATCAGCTGTACCAGTTCCTAGATTTATTGTAGGAATCTTACTAGAGGCATTTAAGATAGCTGGTCCATTTGGTTGACCATACTGATCTTCTAGTGTTGTAATTGTTAACCCAGCTATAATATCTGTGTATTCTTTTGTAGAAGCATCCCACAGATTAATAGGTAATTCTAATGCAAGTTTAGCTTGAGTAACAGAGTCATCAGTAATTTCCCAGTTAGTTTGATTTATAACTGTAATATCATTTTTAATTCCAGCTGGTATTTCTGCAACAGTTGGTGGCAATGCTGCATTTAACCAAATTGCACCATTATATTGTAAAACCTGTGATGCACTTGGTGAGGTTACCGTTACATTATTTAAGTCATCTAAACCCAACGTTGGAAAGGTTATTTGACCATTAGTCCAGTTTGTTCCATCATACGTTAAAACCTGATCAATAGCTGGAGAGTTAATATACTCAACGTCACCTATTTGTTCTAGTGTAAAACTCTGTAATTTATTTAATCCGATTGGATTTAAATTTTCCCAGAGTGTTGTACCATCACCAATTCTAATTTCATTGAGTGTCCTATCAAACCCAATTTCACCTAGTGCTAGTACAACAGAATTCCAACTGTTTGCTTGTCCACTTCTAATTTGTAATGCTGTAGGAGAGGGGCTTGTTGATGTTCCCAAGTTTAAAGCATTAGCTTCTAATTTTGAATTTAAATCAGCCAATACAGCTGATGATAAACTCCAAACAGTTCCATTAGAAGATACAACAATATCTCCCTTATTTCCATCAGCTAGATTAGCAGTTCCAATTACTGGTAATTGAAGCCACGGTGTGGTTCCATTTCCAACTCTAATTGCATTATTAGTCTGATCGTAGGAAATTTCACCTAAGAATAAAGTTGGATTAGCTGTTTGCCAGTTAGCAAATGTATCGCGTCTTATTCTAATTAAGTCATTAGCCATTTAATATCCTTATAGTGGGAATATAATAACTGCACCTGAATCTCCTCCATTATAATCATTAACATTTATTGCTGTGGCGTTTCCACCATCTATATCAGTTGTATTTACAGCTGTTGAATTACCGCCATCTAATACATCCGATACGATTGTTCCACCGCCACCAGAAATTACTGTTATCTGACCAGTCGCAAATTCAAATACAAGATCGCCATTACTATTAGTATATACGCGAGATATACGTCCACGTAAATCTACAGCCTGAAGGCTGATATTAGTACGTTTATAGTTTGGCACGTTTCTTTCTCCGTTTAAATGCAGCATTTAGCTCTGGATCTTTAGCCCTTAGCATTGCCACAGCTTCCCGGATAGTTGTATCAGATTCCTTAGACATTGCTTCATCTAATATCTTTGCTTCTTCTTGTTTCGTAGCCGGGATAAAATTGATTAAACGTCTAAATAATAATCCAATACCAGTTTGCCAAAGAATAAAAACAACAGCTAAACTAATAATAGCTGCAGCTAAATACTGTAGTAAATTAGACCACCACGGTTCTGAATCCTCTACCGAGGATGTAGCTTCAATTACTTCTTTAACTGTCGTAGCAATTTTGGCCTGTTCTAAAAGCCCCTGATTAGATCTTTCAATGATCGTATGCTGGGCTTTTGTAGCGATAATAGCGTGGTGCTCAATCTCTTTGGCTTTTGGTGTTTCTTTAGCAGCTTCAGAAATTGTCTCTAAACTTGATTCACTAACAATTGCCGCTTCTTTTATTTCCTCTAAAACTTTAGTTGTAACGGTTGATGAAGTATTAATTGCATTTGAACCAGCTTGAATTTTCTTTACGGATGAACACCCTATTAAAAAACTACAGGATAGTAGGAGTTTTAAAATCATCATCTAATGTATCTCCTTTCATTAGTTTAAATGTTAAAGCTTGTAATACATTTCTAATCTCATGTACATGTTTTTCAAGTTTATCAACCCGATATAATACTTGTCTTTGTTCTAATTCTGTAATTTCTTTTTGAATTTTTAAGACTGTTTCTACAGCAGATAATCTTGTTGCTATCCAATATGTGGATAAGGAGATTGGAATTACAACAGCTGTAATAACCGTTAAGAGTTGTTCAACAGTTAGCATATAATAAAACTCGTAACTACTGGTGAATTTTCTAGATTAACTAAACTAATTACTGTTGGGCTAGATGTCAATGATGTTTTAGTATAAGGTCCAGCACTCATGCCCGCAATATTTGTAATAGGAATTGATATTGTACTGTTTCCATTTAACACAAATAATGTAATTCCATATGTATAAGTACTAACTCCACTAATAATTTGTACTTGATCGCGTTTATAATAGAATGAGACGGCGACCGGAGAACTATTAGTTACGTTTACTGTAGGAAGCCAAGTTGCTGTATCTAGTGTATGGGCAAATGTAAGTGGTCCTATTGCTTTAGGAACTACGTTTATATTTCCAACGCCACTACCACTCTGCGATTTAAAACTACCAATTGATGTAGCTCCTATTGTTGCAGTTGTTGCTCCAGAGCTAAGATTACCAGTAATTACTAAATCACCAGTAATCTTAGTATTTCCAATAACATTTAAAGCACCTTGGTTATTTTCATTCTTTGGTCTAATAGTAATACCGGTTGTTTCTAAGGTTTCATGGTTACTATATAAACGAATATATCTTCCAGATGAACTTTGAGTTGGTTGTAAAATAATACTATCTGTATTAGCTCCAGGACTGGTAGTGGCAGAACTAAAAATTCTACTTAACCCCGAACTAGAGTTTAATAGAATACCAGAACTAGCATTAATAGTACCAGAGAAGGTTTTCACACCATCAACTGTCATGGTATCTGCTTTAGTAACAACAGCGTTTTTAACGTCCGCACCAACCGCAGAAAAGTTAATGGGTACTGCAAAATTTGCTGCTGTATTAGATAGTGTTAGACTTAATGTATTAGAGGGCTTAAAAAGTAAACTAGATTCTCCAACTAATGAACACGAAGTAGCAAGTGTTAATCCAGAACTAGAACTAAATGTCTTAGCTCCTGTAATTATTTGACTAGTTGTAATATCTACACCACTACCAACCGAATTCCAAGCGGTACCACTCCAAATTACTAGTGTATTATTACTAGTGTTATACCAAAGTTGTCCAATATCAGCAGAATTAACGTCTGGTGTAGTGGATTGATAATAAACTCTACCAGCTTTAGATAAAATACCTCTCTGATTAAATGAATTTAATACTACATTAGCATTATCTGTTAGTTCAATTAAGTTATTACTTTGTGATGTTGCGCCCTTAATAACAACTGTTCGTGTGCTTGGATTATAAGTAAAACCAACACCAGCTGTTGGAATATTTTGATTACTTACATTACGATCTAAAAATAATACTTCTTGATCGTGGTTTGTTCCGTTATCAACACCAACAACACCCGTTGTAATCATAGTCCAAGCGTTATTTAAACTTGAGTACTGCCATTGAACAGTACCCTCTGTATATGTGTCTCCGTTATTGGGAGAGTTTGGAAAATTAATAGCCAAGTTTACCTCACTGTGCTGGTGAAGAGACATCAACCCAATAGCCGATATCTCCATTATGTGTATTAGGAAGCCCTGTGTATCTATCGTCTGGTGCGTATACAAACAAACGACCAGTCGTTGTATTAAACCACAAAGATCCGTGGGAATATAAACCATCTCCACCCGTTGTTCTTACTGGAGCAGTTGCTTTTGAAAAGAATGTAGATGGTAGTATGGATGTAGATGATGAGCGTTGTGATGTTGTTAAAATGCCGCCTGCATCTAATGTTGCAATGCCATTTGGCTGTCCTAGCTTGGCTGTAAGTAGCGTATTAATAAGAGTATCTACGTAAGCTTTTGTTGCAGCATCGGAATTTGCTACGGGTGTAGCTACATTAGTTAATTTTTTAACACCGCAGTTTAAATCTTCTATGAGTGGATTAAGTACTGAATCAAAATCAGATCGACCAATCTTATTTGATAAGTCATTCTTTATTTCCTGAGAAATAGCTAAGAGTTGTTCAGTATTTAAATTTAACTGATCAGCTGTAATGCGAGATCCAGTTACCCAATCAACATAAGGTTCTGATGTAATTACAGAACGCTGAATAATTAGTGGTTCAGCCGATACCATAGTGGGGTATGGAATAGACGTTCCGTTACTTAGAATATAAGTAGCTGTTGGAGGAATAGTAATTGATATAATTTGTCTTGTGTTTTCATTAATCCCTAACCACGCAGAAGCAACTTGACCTAATCCACGATAATCAGAAACAGTAAGAGTACTGCCATAAATAGAATCAATCGTTGGTCTAAAAACTAAAAGTTGCTCTTTTGTTCCAATGCCGGATGCCAGCGTTAAAGCTGAAAAAGACATAGGTAAAGAGTATGTTGTTTGTACGGCTGTCGTAACTTGTGTTTGATTGGTTGGCATAGTTATCTCAAGGATTTTGATTTCTTATTGAATGTTCCTCTAAACTCTAGTTGAGTTATATTACAAGGAGTAATACCATCAGATACTAAACGAATAGAAGTTTCATCAGAAAAGCCAAATATTTTAGCAACAAATGTTCCATTGCCTTCTGTGTATTCTGTTGTTTCTAAATTAGTTGCAGAAAACTCACTAATAAGTGGTAGCTGTCTACCCCGTCTTGTGACTTCTACGCGATAAGTACCTGTATTATTGTGGCGAAGGTGTAATGTTTTAAGATTTGAAACACCCTCAATAATATTTCCATCGTTCTGTCTGTAATATTGTTTAGAAAGTTCTACATTCATTTGATATGAAGAGCCAACAAACAAAGTCTTACCTAGATAACTTGATAACTTTATACCAGAAATTGTAAGTTCTGTTCCAAAACCAACTACTTTACTAGTAGAAGATTTAAAGACAGAACCAGCTAAGTTATTCCAGTCTTCTTCTAAAACAATATAAATATCTTTACTAGTATCCATAATATATGGAACAAAAAGAGTTGATGTCATACCATCAGATGTACAGTTAGCTTCTGTTAATGTAATATCTGAGAAATTATCTAATCGTGGATTATCTTTATCCTCTAAGTCGTGAACAAGTAAATACCACGCAGATGCTTCATTTGTTTTTCTTTTTGTAATTGCATACACAAGTGTTTTATATGTATTAATACTTAGTATGCTTTCTATATCAGATAAAACATATCTCCAAAACGCTGATTGTCTTATTTCATTACCCATGAATCTAGAACCATAAAAATATAAATGATTTAAATGATCTCTATCAACAGCAATTAATTGATTGTTAGCTGTAGCAACAGTAACTGATTGAAAGTTTGATGGTAAGTAACCTTCAATTCCTAGTGATAACTCAAATGCTGTATTAAATTCTCTACTATCTTGATTCAAATAAATGTATAATCTATGTGCATCCCAGAAATAAATATTACTACCCAGACTAATTGGGTCTACTAATTCAGCTGTTGAGTAAAAGGTAGTTGCTGAAACTTCTGCCGTTAACGGAGAAATTAAATTACTGTCTCCCTTTAATTCAAACTGTACATTAGACTTTGTGTTGATAAATAAATAAGCATTAAAAGGAATCATAGCTGTAATTTCAGCATACGAATTACTTGCCGCTCTAATATCAATTGGATCTGCTGTGGTTATGTTTGATGGATCTTTAATCCATAAATCTTCTAGTACACCTAATTGAGAGGAGAATAAAACATCACCAGCAGCAATAAAAAGTCTATCTCTAAAATTAGCTAATGCTGTTAATTGAACTTGTCTTGCTTCTCTATTAGAATCTAAAAATGGAGATGGTCCTGGATTTGTATCTCTATCGCCAATTGTTCGTGGGGTCCAGTCAATTGGAGAAACGACAAATTTACCATCATTAAAAAGAATACGTTGTGGCATTCTTCTCTTATCAACTATACTGCAGTAGTCTGGTGTTCTAACTTTTTGGGTATATGGTTTACCCACACCAACAACTGCTCCACTAACTTCTGTTTCTGGAAAGGATATAATTCTATAATATCCAGCATCTACAGAAAGATATGGAGATGCACTATAGTAAATTTTTCCTCTACCATTTTGATCATTACCCAACGGGGCGTTAGGATCATAAAGAGAATCTAACATTATCGTAGCTTTATCATTTACTGGAATTGTGGCTAGATTTTTATTTGTAGCTATCCAATCATTTTTATCTGGTGGAAATCTAATTTCTGAGAAGTTTGCAACAGATTGTCCAAGCCATGGTTTATCAAAATCACCATAGATATAATCTTCTACCGGAATTTGCTTGGCTCCAAAGTTTGTATCCCAAAATTCACCATCATTTAGAAGAGTTGTTTCTGGATATAAACGACCTGTTTGTGTTTTCTTCACTTTAACAGATGAAAAATAAGTTACAGCTCTTCCTTGAATATCATCTTCTGAATTCTCTATACCATCTAAGTTTAAAAGTTTACTGTTTTTACCTGATGTAAATCCAGCATATACTTTAGTATTTAACATGATGATAGAAGTACCAACCTGAAGAGACTTTAAAATCTCAGATGCATTACCATCAAAATAAGTTAGATAGGCTCTAGAATATCTAGAGATTGTTCCTTTAGATTTAATTGTATTATATTTTACAAGTGGCGTATCTAAGCCACCCTCTAATAGAGATAACTCATAAATTGGATATCTTAAATCATTTTCAGCAATGGCAGTAGAGCCATCCCACACTAGTACCGGATCGTCGGCATCCCACTGATAGTCTTGTGTTTGATTCGACCAGCGATCATTAGTTAGTTTTATAACGTATAGAAGTTTAGACGTTGCGCTTTGAGCTGCTCTATCAATAATTATTAAATATCTATTGTCAGAGTCTATTGTATACCAAATAAAAGATGGGTCTGCTGTTAGTGGTAGAAATGATAAATCATAATTAGAAGTTGAATTATCTAATACCCTAAAACCAGATCTTTTCTCAATAGATTTTTCTAATGTAACAAAACAATTATCAATTTCCTGTGCTTCAAACGGTGTTCGTTTTGAATCTGGTTGTCTACTTACACCACCACTTAATGAGTAAATGGGGATTGTTATTTTCATAGTGATCCTCGTCTAATAGAATCTGGGTCTGTTCCAAAATATGATGGACGTTTTGCAGCTGCATACGATACATCATTAGACCAGATTGTTCTTTGTTTTGTAGAGATATCATTAGCTCTTGAACGCATACGATCAATCATTTCACGTTGAGCTAGGTAGTTATCAACAGCTGGATCAGCTTGTGTGTATAATTGATACTTACGGGTAGCTGATGATAAGATAGTTCTTTGTGTATTGGTATCTAGTTGTGTGTATGTTAAGAAATTAATTTGTTCAATAGTATAATCAGCAACATCCCACACATCTGTGTTACCAACCATATTCCAAAGCCTTGGTGGATTACCCTCTTGAACACGCGCAACAATATTTAAACCATCTTCGGTTGTGTGTTGTGATAATAATTTAACATCTAATACCCCACCAAAATCGGTGTTTGGATATCCAAGAAGAATATGACCATTATCGTCTGGTCGAACTGTTTTAATAAGTTTGTTATTAGCTAAACCACGTAGTTGATATTCAAGCGATGCTTGATCTAATAAGAATTCAGCAATACCTGTATCAATTCCACTTGCTTCTTGAAGATCCGCAACAAGCGATTCTCCAGAAGCAAGCAGCATCTGATTCACTGCGTCTAGTTTTGTTAAGTATCCCATGTTGTTTACCTTTCTAAAAAGAAAAAAAAACCGGAAGTCCCCTTTCGAGGACTCCCGGCTAGATATATGATCACCCATCCATTACAAGAGTAATAGAAGTGTCCTACACTAATTATGCGTAGGGGAAGGCTGCTGCTGCGCTGTTTACGACTTCTCTGCTGAAGGTTGAGCCGAAGTTGCAACGAAGGCCGTGACGTGCCTTGGTTGCAGCAAGGCCACCAGAGCCAGCTGCTTGGAGGTAGCTTGCTACTGTGTTTCCAGTAGCTGGGGCGGTACCACCAAGGAAGAAGTTTGCGTTTGCTGGTGAAGCTGTTGATGCACCGGCAAAGTTTACTTCAGTAACTTCAGTTGCTAACCAGTTGCTTGCGGTTGGCTTGACAAGAACTGCGGCGCATTCTGGACGAAGAACGCCAGTACCAGCCATCATGCTTGCGACAGTGAAGGTGGTGTTGCGGCGGATATCGTCAAGGGTATCAACCTTGAGACCTTGCAACTTGAGAGATGCAACTGCGTTGCGCTGGAAGAGAAGACCGCATACACCAGCATCACCGAAGTTGAGGTTGTAACGCGCTTCACCGATACCGGAGAAGTTTGAGGTTGGGAGGTGATTGCTCTTGATGATACGAACACCCATGTACTCAAGTGAGTCCGTGAGACCGTTCATACCTTGTGCAAGAGCGGCACCAAGACCGCCAGCCTGAGCAACGCCACCGAACATTGGTTGCATGTTGAAGGTTTCGGTTGATGCACGTGCAACACCAAGCGCACGGATGTCTTGGAATGCGCGTGGTTCGACAGCGAGGTAAACGCCATCGGTTGGTGCGTTGATCGTCTGTAGGTATACAACGAAGTCTTCGCAAGCTTGGAGAGCTAGGAGAGCTGCGTTTGCGCGATCTGCTGAGGCGGAAGCTGAACGACCGAGGTCGAAGAACTTACCATTTAGGAAGACTGGACCAGATGGAAGTGAGCGTGGATCATCTGTGTTTAGAAGGGTAACATCAGTACCAACCCATCCGGTGCTAACGAAGCTGATATCTTCAGCTGCTGCTCTTGCAACGTAAGCAGCAATCTGCTTATCACGTGCGTTGGAAAGGGTGAGACCAGCTTGACGTGCAAGCTCAGAGCGGAATTCCCACTGAGTTTGCATGAGGTCAACGTTGTCGATTTCGAAGTGAGCAGCAATAGGACGCTTGTCAAGTTTGACAGCGATTGTTGCTGACTTGCTATCATCGGTTGAACCGATAAGTTCCTTACCAGCTACCCATGCAGCGTTGAGACTGACGGTACCTGTGATTGGGAATTCCATAGCAACGCCGTTGCTGATGGTCTTTGAATCAACGATAGACTCGAACATATTGTACTCGTCGTATGCGTGAATAGTTTCACCGGACCAGATCGAAAGCCAGAGCTTGTTAGCACCAGCGATTGGGCCTGCGATACCCGCTCCTGTGTCTGTTCTGTATGGGAAATTGTCTGCAGTAATGTCTGCGCCACCGTTAATTGGCATGTTTTATATCCTTATTATAATGAATTAAAGTTTGTTTTTGACATGCGGTTTTCTACCGCTTGTCGGAATCGTGGATCAGAAGCAAA